TTTCAAGGCCGCAGCTATGCTGTATAATTATACGGCCTTGAAATCCAATAGCAATTACAATAATTCAAAAATGTAAGCGTATTTGGGTCATTCGACTATAATGCCTATGAATTCCTTTACTACCCTATACTCATTAGGAGGGGCCGAGAAAAGATTGTGCGTAGATATTTTTATACCCCCCTGAAAAAATAGAGAGGTGCGAAAAGGAACTCTATAAACATCCTTATAGTGGTTTCCCCATGATAAGGATGCTTATTGTGTTCCATACTTTCCATACTACCTAATAAAACCAACTTTATCTCCCACTACTTGTGCTAAGCTATCTATGATTGAACGATAAATGAAAAATTATATAGAAAGACAAATACATTTCTGTATAATTTAAAAATATATATAGCGCATCCTCGCCATATATAGTGATCACTCGCTGCTCTAATAAATTGGCAACCCAGACATTTAGTTTTAACATTTCCTATTCAGCTGACCATATAGGTCACTGAGTTTCAGTCATGTACGCACTATGACACACTCGTCGGCGTCTAATTGTCATCGTATGATCCCCTTAAATAGTGTATAACTGGCCCCGACCCCGCCGTTATACTGATAGACTCATCTATCTTAACCTCCTGATATATATTAGAGTTGAAACTAAAGAATCCGTTTTTCAGAGTTTTAGGGAGGGAAATGGATTTATTACCCTAAATTTTAGGGTATGAGTATTAAACTAAATTTCAATAAGATGCCAAACAATACATGTATTGGAATTTTAAGAAATGGAATGGTGTGTGGAAGTAGGTGTAAGGATATGTTGAGATGTAAGATACATGAAAGAATATATCAAGATGATGGAAAGTTTGAAACTGAAAGAAATGAAATACTCTATTTATGTAAAAATATATTTGAACGTGTATTTAACATAGGTATTGCGAATCTAGTAGATTTAGATTTAATTGATAATAATTTAGTAAATGAATTAGTAAATATCTTTGATCGACAAATGACAAGAATTCTTGATGAATATAAATTAAAATTAGAAGAATCATATAACGAACAACGTGCTGAAATTTTAGAAAGAAATAGAGATGCTACTGATACAATTCAATTTGAACGAGAAATAGTACTTTTAAATATCATGAAAAATTCATTCAATACAAAAATGTATAATGAATATCGAAAAAGATTTAACAGATTTCGGTCTGTAATTCAGGGACGAATACATAATATTCGTCTACTTCAACATCAAGCACAGAGAGTTATTATTCCTCAACAAGCGGCTCAATTAGGAGCAGGAGCTAGAATAAATGTGAGAATGATGGAACAAGTTGTTCATGAAGATGCAGCACATTTAGGAATTAATGTTCCTGTTGAACGTAATTTAAGGCAATTTGTAAATGATCCTCAAAATGTTCATACAACTGAAGCTGTTAAACAAACCAAAGAAATCATTGAAAGAATAAGAAAAGTATTTGTTCCTGAAGAGTATCGATGGCATAAAACTAACTCTTCAAAAACACCATTTGAAATAGGAATGGAATGTAAACTCTCACAGAAAGCTGCTTGGCAAATGGTATCTCAGTACGCACAAGATACTGCTATTTATGATATTGAAGAAGGTATCTATGGAAAAGTACTGGATTCAGTTTGGCAGTATATTAAAATATCTCCTGAAAAAGAGGAATTGTGTAGAGTTCTAAAGCAAGAAATGGAGGATAATGTTGGAATGTGTGCGCAAGGAAATCTAAGTCGTACTTGTAATATTTTGGCAGGATACATGGATGGTATTGGTTCACAGGAATCTGTAGTAGAAAAATTGGGGAGATTGCTTCCTCCTTTACTAAAGATACCAGTTTTATGGACAAGATTACATACAGCTTTTCAAATTTTAAGAGAACATAATATTCCTAAAGATGAATGGGAGGCATGGACAGATCCATTGTTAGATGATGTAATTGATGAAGAAGATTATCAGCAATAGCAACGTGAAGTTATTGTTGACGCAATGAATGAATAAACTTATACAAACAAAGTTCTCCAAGCTTCTGGTTCTTTCTTTTCAAAATCATTAAGTAATGTTTTAATAACACTTTCTGTAATAGTGAGTGGAAATGAAACATCCATATAAAATTTATAATCTTTCATACTTTCATGTTTGGCGACACGTAACATATTGAGACGAGTCATCATACTTTCTACAGTTCGTATTAAAGAACGAACACCTTTTTCTTCTTTTGAATAATTTTCAATCATGAACTTAATAGCAAAATCAGAAAGAATAACATCATCTTTACTAAAACATAATCTATCTAAAATTTGTGGCCAAATATAATCTTTTAGAATGACAGTCTTATCTTTTTCATTATATCCATCGCAATGAATGATTGTCATACGATCCCTTAGAATAGGATGAACTCTTTCAATATCATTGAATGAGAATACAAACAAACACTGGGACAAGTCAAAATCTACTCCTGAAAAGTAACGATCATGAAACTGAGAATTTTGTGATCTGTCTGTCATGTGAATCATCATACTAACAATTTCTTCACCTTGAGGTGTAGTAGAGATCTTATCAAGTTCATCAAAGTACATAACAGGATTCATAGTTCCTGCGTGCATTAATGAATCTGCGATACGTCCCCATAAAGAACCTTCATACGTATATGAATGACCTATAAAATTAGAAATATCAGAAGCTCCACCAAGAGTGAAGAATTCAAATGGACGTTGTAGAACTTCTGCGATCGCATTACGAGCAAAGGAAGTTTTACCAACACCCATAGGACCTTGTAAGGCAATAACATTACCAACAGAATCTGGATTAACAATCCATTGTGCGATAATTTGCATAATTTGAAGTTTAGCAGCTCCCATACCATAAATATGTTTGTCCATTTGTTTACGGGCATTCACCATGAAATCACTACATTTTTCGGTACCATCTGATAGTCTAATAGGAAGAGGAACTGTTTTACCAAATGGTACTCGCATAAACGCGTCTATCCAACTTCGAAGTTTATGACCATCGTTACCACCACCTTCTCCACAAATGTCATTTAAAGTTGAGATTTTCTTGATAACACTTGATTTAACATAGTCTGAAATAGGAAGTTGTAGAACGCGAAATTTAATAGGTGTTTCACCTTCGTCAACAAATAAACTTGAAACACGAGTCATAAGATCTAAAAGTTCTTTCTGTTTTGTGTTTGATTGTTTTTTATAGAAAGCTTCTTCAAGTTTACTAAGTTTAATTGGAATAGGTTCTGATTTTTGTTTTGCCTTAGATCGTGTTTTCTTTGGAGGAAATATATTTGTTGATTCTTTACTACATGCTTCACTAGGAGTGGGTGTAGAACTAGTAACATATTTTTCCAAAAGATATTGTACAAATTCTTCATCTATATCAGATTCTTCTTCTGAAGGTTCATAATCAGAATCATCTTCATCATCTTCATCTCTCATAACAAAATTAATTGTTAGAACAGCAGGTTCACTATCATCAACAGAAGTTGTAAGAGTATCATCATCAACCCAAGTTGTACCATCTTCTTTTGCGGAGCGACGTGTACGACCTTTTTTCTTAACAGGGGGTTTTACTCCTGTATCATCTGACATGTTCTCAGAACAAGTCCTGCTACGCGCAGCTCTTGCCTTCTTTTTATTCACCATCCCTTGCTACTTAGCAGAAATAAAAAGAAGTATTCATTTTCCACCAATATGAATAAGATGTCTATAGTTTTAAAAAAAGATTACCCTTCAGGATATCCTGAGGATGCTCTAAATATTTTAAGAGCGATGTCTTTTACTGAAGGAAAATCCATAAGAATTGTAGGAAGTATGTCACTTAGGTCACAAGTATATGCTGGTGATTACGATGCGGATGAAGTAGTATCATCTCATGGAACCCGTGAACTTGTAGTAAGAGACCTTGTTCGAAAATTTAAGCAAATTATTAAGAATGTTCAATCAATTCCAAATACATATATTGGTGATATTAAGAGTGGTTCTGTTGAAGAATGGAAGATTATATATGAGCCATACAATTATGCAAAATCACTTACTAAACTTATATCTTTACATGATGAAGGGATTATAACAACAGAACTTTATAAAGAAGGATTAAAACGTATTAAACCTAAAGTTACAAAAATAGAATTATTAGCTCTTCAAAGAGATTTTCGTCCTAATGTAATTCGATGGACTCCTCGTGAAGTTCTTTTAGGATTTAAGAAATTACAAGATGGTAGAAAATTTACACTTCAAGAAGCATTTCAAACACCAATTATTACTAAATTAGATGTTGTATCATGGGTTCAAAACAATAGATTTACAGATTTTTCAGTTATTTATCAATTTAAGAATAATGGTCATCTTTTGAATCCTGGTATGGGAGATATAGAGAAATCAATTCGTGAAAATATTTTTATGTTGTATCATGATGGTAATTATTTCAAAATGGCAAAACGTATGTTTGCTCTTGCGAAATATAAGAAACATATAAAAATATTAGAAGATTTATCACCACTTTTTAATGGAGATGTAGGAAGAATCTATATGGTGTATGGAGATATAGGAACAATTGAAAGTATTTTAGATTCAAATGAATCACTACCATATTCAAAAATAGATTTTGAAATTGATCAATTTAAAGGACGTCTTTCAAATATTTCTCTTGACAAATATATTCATCATGAAAATCAAATATTTAAATTAATTGATGAACTCGTAGCTACACGTAATAAACACTATAGTCGCGAATACATGAAAGAAATTTTAGGTTCTATTAAAAATATTCTTAGTAAATTACTATCTTATTACGCAAAATCATATTTATTATCAAAAAAACTTATGCCAAAATATTAAAATGGATTTGAGCCACAAGATAAACACTTACTTAAACCGTTTAATCGGTCAAGTCTAAAGCTAATTCCACGAGTAAACCCCTTGTCTCTAGCCTGATATATCTCTGAATCAAAGATCATTCGTGCTTGTTTCTTATACGTGATCCAATCAGAACTATCGCGAAAACTTATTGTACTAAATGGATATCCTACTGGAACTTGTGAACTACTTGTAGGACCATAACATCCGTTAGATCCTGATGGTGCTGTATTACTTCCTGCTGCTGGTCCTTGAGAACTCATTTGTATCTAAGAAAGCAAAGAAGATGGTGCGACATATTAGTTTTATGGGAATTGGAGTTTTGGTTGGGTTATTGTTTGTATTGATTTATGTATTGGTAAACAAAGACTCAATCATTCAAGAACATCTTACACCTGGTCCACCAACTCTTTTGACATTACAAAATGATACAAAAGAGTTGGATAGTAGACTTACAAAGTTAAAATCAGAATTTGATAAAATGAGTTCTCAAGCCAAGGCAGGAGCTGATGTAGCTGCTCAAGCAAAAGCTCAAGCTGCTTTATTAAAAACATCAAGTACGTCGACTAGTCCACCATGACATATCAAAATAAGGAGGTAAAGGACCACCGATATCTTTAGGATCTGGTTGAGGAGCATTAGACATAGCAGTTTTTACTCCTGCTGGAGTCAAGAAGTAACTATAGTATTGAAGATCTGCTATTTTACCATCAAATCCACCAGCAACTCCAGTGCTTACTGTAGAATTATTCTGTTTAGGCATTTGAGTAATACTATGATGAATGTACAAATTACCATTAATATACACATCAACAGAATCCTGATCGACTGCGATAGCTACATGAATCCACTTTTTAGCAGGAATATTTGAAATAGGGATTGATTCAGTTCCACCAAATGTATCTAGTTTCACTAATAAGGAATTTGTATTTGCGTCTACCAACAAAGCAGGACACATTGTTTTCAAATCTTCTGAACCTTTTGTAAATACTACTTTAGGTTGACCATACCTATATGCGAAATCATCAATCTTTACCCAGCATGTATAAGAAAATGTAAGACCTTCATTTTGATCTAATGATCTAGGAAGAGCTTTTGTGCTTCGAAAAGATTTTCTACCATCTTCAATCGTAGATTGAATTGTTGTATAAGAAGGTAGATTGGCAGTTGTACTAAAATACCAGTATGCTCCAGCAACTACTACTATTGCTACTGCGATTGAAACAAGTGTTGTTGAGTCCATTATCTATAAAATGGATTTATAAATGCCTCAAAACATAAATAGTAATATATGAATATCTTCTTTCTTTCATTCAATCCACGTGAAGCAGCAGAATACCACTGCGATAAACATGTTGTAAAAATGATTATCGAATCGGCTCAAATGTTATATTGTGCCCATTGGACAATAAATGAATCTAAATTATTACCAAATGCTTATAAGAAAGCTCATCAAAATCATCCATGTACTATTTGGGTACGCGAAACTTTAGGAAACTATTTATGGTTATGTTCTCTAGCTTGGTGGTTATGTAAGGAATATACACTAAGATATGGAAAAGTACATAAGACAGAAGAACATATTCTATGGTTATTTCAAAACCATCCTTGCTTTGAACAAAAAGGTATAAATAAATTTATAGTTACAAATCCTGCTCAAGCTATGCCACCTGAATACAAACGTAAAAATCCAATAGAAGCCTATCAAACCTTTTATATAGAATCTAAACTTAAGGAACGTAAAATAGTTAGTTATAAAAAATGCAGAAAAGCTCCATTGTTTCTAATCCCTTATATGGAGGACAAAGAGAACCCCCTATAGATAGTGAGAGTGATTGTATAACAGGATGTTGTTCTTGGTGTTGTTCTTTTAGTTGTAGTTTTTTATGTTGTTTATGGATTTTTTAGATAATGATAATTTACATCTATCATACCTATTTTGTTTAATGGAATCAAGGTTAGTTGAAACTACTTTACAAGGTTGGAAAATTCCATATATGATGGATGAAGTAAATAATCTTTATGATGAAGAAGATGATTACAATTCTAAATATAGAGGATCTTTAACTGGATCTAAACTTGAAAATTACGAAGATAGTTTATCATTTGAACAGTTAAAAGCATTTAAGAGATCCATATATCAAAATAATTTAGAATATATTAAAAAAACGTATACTAAAATTATAGAAATTTGTGATAAAACAACAAGTCTCATGAACAATGATTTTGGAGATAAAAATTCATATATAATGAAAGATTATTTAGAAGCAAAAGAAAGATATTTTTATGAAGATGTAACAAAATATACCGTTGAAGGTCATTGGGCGGATAGAGTATATAATTTAGTATGTCATGTATTAACAGTATTTAATAACATAAATGATTTTAGAAGATTTAGTAATTTTAAAGAAAAAACAAAATTTACTCAAATGGAAGCAGAATCTATTATATGTTATATGAAAGAAAAATTAGATTGTAAAATTAAAAATTTCAATAATAAATTTATTGAAATACCATTCAAAAAAGATACACTTCTAGCTATGAAATGTATAAACAAATTTTCTTCTAAAAATAGTATAACTAAAGATGATACATTAGATCTATTTTGTGAGTATATAGGAGAGTCATTTTTCAAAGAAACTTAAATAAAGAACGTATATACTCAGTAATGTCAGATCCACGTAAAATAATGCAAGGACGTCAAGTTTCTTCTCATTTAGCATCACAACAGTTTCGAGCAGGAAATAATGCTGCTATAAATGGTTTTGCGGCTTCTTCAAGAAGTGAAAAAGCGTCACAAGAAAACTTAAGTAGATCATTACACTCAGAAGCACGAGCATATGAACGATCAGGATGGCAACAAGAAAAACTATATCAAATATCTAAGAAAAATGCCTTATTAGGAAAAAAATAACCAAGTTCAAAGTTTTGTATTAAAAAGCATATTCTTGAACTTCTTTACCTAAGGCATCATATAATCCAAACTTTACAGAATATCCAGTGGCACTTGTAGCACCAGATGTTGCTGCGGATGTTTGATTTCTACATGTTGTTCCAGCAGACCAAAATGTCATAGCATCAGCAGGTGTAAGCATTTTTGGATAATGATAAAAGTTACAAATACGACCAGAAAAGCCTCCATCAGGTGTTAATTGAATATCACCTACTGCGGGTTTTGGAACTCCACTCAAGAAACAAGATTTCACAAGTTTTCCATCAATATAAATATCCATATTACGACCAAATACAGTTACGGATACTGAAAACCAAGTTTGTAGAGGAATATTAGGAACTTCGCAAACAAATACATCATCAGAAGAACCAGAATGTCCAGCAGGAGCAGGTTGAGCTTTTCCTGATCCTCCTTCAGTAGAAGGATAAATACTTACGCTAATTTGAAGTGAATTGTCTGTTGGATGAAGACTAATTTCAGGATTTAGAACAGAACCATTAGTACTATCAGGTCTCTTTACAACTGATTTCTTTTTGCCATATCCATAATTCCAATCTTTCACATACATCCACCACTGCATACCATATCCACCTTCACGTTCTGCGCTTAGAGGTGCACGATTTCCTTGAATAATCGCAGAAGAAGTTGCGTCATGAAAGGAAGGAGCTAAATCACCACTACTTTGTCCAAAAATAGAGCTGTATAATTTTGATAAAAATGGCGGGGGAGGAGCTTGTTGAGTTCCTTGATCTCCTGGAGCAGGAGCTTGAGTTGATGATGATTGAGGAAGTTGGGGAAGTGAAGTACCATCTGAGGCACTCGCAAATGTATTACCACCAGATCCTACCGAATATTCTACATACAAGGTTTTTAGTTGACCAGGATAAGGATCACTTGCTAATCCAACTGTAGAATAACCAACCATAAAGGATGGTAAAGTTGTATTATTTTGGACCATGGAGTTTATGTAAGATGTTACATCTTGATACTTCGATGTATTATCTATTCCATACTTCGCAGAATGAACAATTAAAATTTGATTTTGAGGAACTGGTCCACCGCCGCTACTACTACTAGGCTGACTAGGTGCTGGAAGTAAAGCGGTAGGCCATCCAAATCTAATAGCTACGGCATCATACGCAAGAATACATCCAAATACTAAGGCAATTAATCCCAATCCCCATAGAAAAGGTCTATAGGATAACCCGGTTAGGGCAGCAGCTTTTTTAGCTGCCTCTGTTGCTGCTGCTGTTGCCTGAGTTTGAGCTGCAGTTAATTGCCTATTTAGCTCATCTACTGTTAGAGTTGCCCTTGAAAGATCAGGAGTAAACTTTATAGCTGGTGCGACTGGCGCAGCAGGTTTTGATCCAAACCAACTCATTTGTTAAAACGAACGAAGTAAAAAACGGACATCTTAACATTGGCAGCTTCTGTATAAGTAGAATGTATTGTAATAATTGTGGCGATAAAGGGCATGTATTTCGTTCTTGTCCTGATCCTGTTATATCGTGTGGGATATTGTTTCTGCGTGGAATTTATGAACCGTTACACTTACCAGTTGATCCAACTAGTATAAGTGTATTGATGGTAAGGCGTAAAGATAGTATGTCGTATATGGAGTTTATACGAGGAAAGTATGATAGTCGTGATACAGAATATGTAAAACGACAAATAGCAAATATGACTATTCAAGAACAGAAACTAATTTCAACAGAAACATTTGAAACACTTTGGACAAAACTTTGGGGAACAAATCGTGAAATTGATTCACCTGAATATCAAATAGCAGAAGATAAATTTAATTCTCTTGATATTAAAAAAATAATTTCAGAAGTTCCATCTAAGTTTAATGAACCAGAATGGGGATTTCCAAAAGGTAGACGAATGAAGGGTGAAACAGATGTTCAATGTGCAATTCGAGAATACTTTGAAGAAACAAACATTCCACAGGAAGCTTATACAATTCGTGAAGATTTAATGTTTTCTGAAACGTTTACAGGAACAAACAATGTTCGCTATAAACATATCTATTTTGTAGCACTTCTAAAAGATTCAAAAGTTATAAATCTAAGTCAAAAACTCACACCTGTTCAACGTCGTGAAATTAGTAGCGTTGGTTGGAAAACTCTAGCAGAATGTAAGAACATAACTCGTCCACACTATATAGAACGTAAAAAGATGATTACGGATTTAGAACGTATCGTTTCTCTTGCTCCAAAATAATGGATTACAAACTTCTCGCATTTTCTGCTTTAGCAGTATTTGGACTTCTTTCTGTATCTGGTATGATTGTATCTTTACTTTCTACTCAACTTCAATGTTCTAAAATAAGTTTTTTAACAAGTCTTCAGCAAGGAGCTATTTCTGCAGCTGCGCCCTCAATTGTATACGCAATAGCAGCAGCGTTCACAATAGTTCGCCATCCTTTTTCAGGTACGTTTGAATCCTTTGGAGTTCATGAAGAAACTTCGAGAATTTTAGGTGTTGGATATATTACTATGTTAACCGCATGGGTTACAACAGTATGGAATGTTCACAATAGTGAAAAAGCTGTATGTCAAACAACTGCTAAAGAGATGACAGATTTTAAGAAGAAATTGATGGCAGAATTAGCTGAAAAAGAAAAGGCAAAAGAAGATCATGCGACTAAGAAGTAATGGAATCAGTGAAATATGGTAATTTAATAATACCAATACAAATACTTCCAAAAGGAACTGTATTGTTTCGTAAAGTTATTAGACCAGAAGATGATATGAAAGGTGTTCTTTTAGATTCTGGTAAAAGATGTATTACTCCAAATTATAATGTATTTTTTCATCCAAATCCATTTGTAGGTGAACTTGCTCTTGGTGGATTTATAGCAGAGTATGGTACAAAAATCTATGCTTATATCTTAAATCATGATGTAAAAGTATTACAATTAATAAATCCATCGAAGTTTACTAGACGTGATAAAAACAAATCTACTTTTATTAGACGATGTTCTACAGTGAAGAAAGGATGTTTGCCTAAAAAGGGAAGGGAATGGGATCCTTGTATGAGTAAAACGCTTATTGAAAAATATCCGGATGTTGTTGGAATGATTGCTATTTCAATGGGTGATACTAAAATGTATCAAAAAGCTTTAAAATCAAGAAAAGTTACAAGACGTATTTCTAAATTTTTGAATCCAGTTTCAGATAATCGAAACCTTACAGGTATTCCTGAAATAATATTACATCCATTAAAAACTCGTTTATCTAAAGATCTTATATCAGATTCTAATGTAGAACATGATACAAATTTTAAAATAATAAAAGAATTTGATGTTTTGGATAAGCAAGGAATGTTAGAATTTATGGAACAAAATACAACATATAATCCTCAAACATCATTGTATAGCTATAGATTGTAATCAAGATAGTATACAACACCTAAATAAGACACAACTGCAAATCCAAACATCCACCACCATACCGGAAAGACTGTTGAATCTTTCTTTCCAGTGCCGAAAGGGCGGATGCGACCTTGTTCACCAAAAGCGACCGATGGTTTAAAATACAGGAAGGCTGCTACTAAAAAAAGATAAATCGCGATCATCCATAACTTTGGATTTTTGCGGAGTATTGCTTCCATTATGATTTCGGCGCCAAAAATAAGTAGAGAGAATGTTCGTTCTACCAAATCGAAAAGCCTTCTCTGATTCCATAACACGTATCTTTCTTAAGTATCGAAAGACCGACATAGACCCTTTAGATACTGCTGATTCTGAAGAAGATTTATGTTTAAGACGAGGTGATATGTCTAAAAATTCTCGTGAGCTATTTTCTTACCAAAAAATTGTTCGAGAATATTTGATGATGGAAACGCCATATCGAGGTCTTCTTCTTTATCATGGTCTTGGATCTGGTAAAACATGCTCATCTATAGCAGTAGCTGAATCTCTTTTAACAACTAAAAAATGTTATATTATGTTACCTGCATCTTTATCTGATAACTATAAGGGTGAAATTCGTAAATGTGGTGATCCTATCTATGCGTTTGAACAATATTGGGAACCTAAATCTATTAAGGGACCTGATGATGTAGCTCAGGCAAAAGGTATGGGTATTTCTCAAAAATTCTTGGATACAAATGGACGTTTTTTTGTAACATCACCTGATCGTCAACCAAATTTTCGTACTTTACCTCTTGATGTTCAAAGAGGTATTCAATCACAAATTAATGATATTTTAGATCAGCGTTTTACATTCATTAACTACAATGGTATTTCATCTTCAAATATAGATACAATTTTACCACCTGATAATGAACATCAATTTGATGATTCTGTGATTATAATTGATGAGGCACATAACATGATTAATTATGCAGTGAATGATACGATACGAAGAAAATTGTATGATCGAATTTATCTTGCTCGAAATTGTAAAGTTGTAGCTCTTTCAGGAACACCTGTAATTAATCGTCCACAAGAAATTGCATTTTTAATGAATCTTTTAAGAGGACCTATTGAACGTATTTCATTACCAACAAAATCAGCTACTCAATGGGATGAAGCTTTAATGACTGGATTCTTTCGTAAGATGTCAGATGTAGATACAATTGAATACAATTCTGTCAAACGAATTATTATGCTTACTAGAAATCCACCTTATTTTGAAAGTCAATATAATGAAAAAGGAGAAAGGGTAGCAGTAAAATACAATAAAGATGGGAATCAAAAACCTGATATGAAAGAATGGGTAGCAGACTGGAAATCTAAATTTGAATCAACATTTTCAGGAATTGAATTACCTGAATCTGAAAGAATGGTTGTTGAAAAACTAGAATTACTCCCTACAAAATTTGAAGATTTTATGAATATGTTTGTAGATGGTCTTTCTATAAAAAATTCAAATTTGTTTATGAGACGTATTCAAGGTTTAGTTTCATACTTCAAAGGAGCAGATGAAAGACTCCTTCCGAAACGATTAGAAGAAGAAAACACTTTGGTAAAGATTCCTATGTCAGAAGAACAATTTCAACGTTATTTGGAAACACGTTGGGTAGAAGTACAAAGAGAATCACGTAAATCTCGATCACCTAACCTAAATGATGATTTTGGATCATTTCGTATGACATCTCGTTTAGCATGTAATTATGCTATTCCTCCTGAACTTAGAACTACAGTAGAAGAAGGAGCAACTGAAGAAACTGTTCTTGAAAAATCGGAAGTTCTAGGACGTTTAAAAACAGATCCTGAGCGTTACTTATCCAAAGAAGCTTTAAAGAAATTCTCACCAAAAATGTTAGCTTTATTAGAAGATCTAAAAGATCATATTGGAGAGGCAGGTAAATTTAATAATCAATTTATTTATTCTCAATATCGTTCTTTAGAAGGTATTGGTGTTTTTACGGCAATTTTAGATGCGAATGGATTTCAACCTTACAAATTAGTGAAAAAAGGTGGTGTATGGTCTGAATCTTCTGATATGAAACCAGGTATTCCTGCGTATGGTGTTTTCTTAGGTGGAGCAGAAGAAGAACGTGAATTACATCGTCAAATCTTTAATCAAGATTATGGAGATACATTTCCTCAATCTCTAAAAGATTCAATTAAAGAACACAAGTTATGTGTTTTTCTAGGTTCAAGAGCGGCAGCAGAAGGTATTACATTAGCAGATGTGAGACGAGTTCATATCATGGAACCTTATTGGAATCCTGCCTTAATAGAACAAGTAATTGGTCGCGCAATACGTATTTGTTCGCATCGTAAACTTCCATTAGATCAACGTGATGTAGTTGTAAAACTTTATATGAGTGTATTCACGCAAGACCAAACAACTACAAATGAAGGATTTAATATTGTTCCAATTCGTCGTAATGATATGACTCTTAAAAGATATGATGGTAATGAACCTCGTGAAACTTTTATGAGTTCAGATGAATATTTGTATGAAGTCGCATATGAAAAAGGTCGTATTGTGAAAAACATTAGTTTGTTACTGAAACAAGCTGCGATTGATTGTGAGATTCATAGAAAACTTCACGCAAAAGAGAAACCTGTAATTCAGTGTATGCGATTTGATACGACATCTACAGGTGAAGATTTATCTTATAAACCTGGTTTCAAAACAGATGATTTAGATACGCTTTATCTTAGAAATATTCAACGTAGAACACGTCGTCTTCAAATTGTGAGAGCCAAAGGAATAATGTTTGTATTAGATCCAGATACAAATGAAGTGTTTGATGCACCAGCTTTTCAAGATACACAACGATTAATTCGTATGGGATTTCGAACAGCTCCAGGAGAAATCCGGTTTTTTACCTCAGTAGTTTCATAATATGGCATCAGATATCCAACGAGGTCCTCGTAAAATGGATGCAAGTGATTGGACTAGAATGAAGAAACTGAATGGTGCTAGAGGAAATATGTTATATAGTTATACCCCAACATCTCCCGCTACACCAATAGGATATGAAGATACTATAAATCCACCTCCAATAAACTGCTGTGCTTCTACAAAAAACAATCGTCATATATATCCTGAATTTGGAACATCTAAAATTCGTCGTCCTGCCTCACATTATACAGACTATATAGCTTCTCAAAAAGCTGATTTTATATTGGAAACTACAGATAATTCAACTGGAGCAAAAATATTGACTCAAAAAAGAATATGTAGTTGTTCTACAACAATAAATCTTGCTACACAGCGAGATATAAAGGTATGTCTAAAATGTAGTTATGATCGTATTGAAAATAGCTAAAATCTAAACATTCTAAACCTTATAATAGAATAATGCCAGGTGGATTAATGCAATTAGTGGGTAAAGGGGCACAAGATGTTTTAGTAACAGGCAATCCCTCCTTTACTCACTTTAAATCCATGTACAAACGTCATACTGAATTTGCAATGGAACATTTTCGATTGTATTTCAAAACTACAAATCTAAATCTTCCGACATCAGGAAGTTTAACTTTACGAGCAAAAGTTGAAAGATATGCCCAACTTTTACACGATTGTTATTTAAGTATTGCGCTTCCAGATATATATTCACCGGTTGTTACACTAACACAACCTCATCCAAATACTCCAAATCTAAATCCAAATTCAACTGCAATTGGTTATGAATTTGAATGGATTCGTAATATTGGTTACAACATGATTAATTATGTAGCAATTGTAATCAATGGTCAAGAGATTGTGAGACATACTGGAGAATGGATGAAAATTTATGCAAATCTAAAATTTGACGCAAATAAAAAGGCTATTTTAGAGGAACTTATTGGAAATGTTCCAGAATTATATGATCCTGCAAATGCTTTTGAAAGAATAAATCAGTATCCTCATTCTATTTCTTCATCAACAACTCTAGATGCTGCTCCTTCTATTTCAGGAAGAGTTTTAACTATTCCACTACATTTTTGGTTTTGTGAATCTATTGGATCTGCATTACCTTTAATTGCTCTTCAACATTCTGAAGTTGAATTTATTGTGGATCTTAAAAATGTGTATCAATTATTTACTGTACGCGATGTTCGAGAAACAATTGGTAGTGTAGCAAATCCAAATTTTGGAGTACGTGGAGCATGTCCAATCACAACAGATGTATTTAATATGTCCCACTTTATATCTCCTCCATTATACCCAACACAAGTACCAACAAATCCAAATCTATTATTTTGGAAGATGAATCCTTTTATGGAATGTAACTTTATATTTGTTTCTGATGCAGAAATGGCTCATATTGCATCAACAGATCATTCATATATAGTAACCCAAATTGATATTCGTGAGGCACAAGGACAACATGGTCCTTCAAATGACTTGGATCTTATTATGCGAAATTTGTGTACTCGAGTAGTTTGGGTTGGACAACGATCAGATAGATATTTGAAAAATGATTTTGATAATTATACAAATTGGGATAATCCATATGAACCACCATTAACTGATACAACGCTATATTCATCAGGTAATCAAAGACAGACTGGTATATCAACACGTGATATTGTATTAGAATCTTCAGTAGTAATTGATGGTAAGGAACGATTTGGATTCAAACAATCAGAATTCTTTCGAAATATTCAAAATTATAGACATCATACAGGTCGTACGATACTTGATCTTCCTGGAATATATACATATTCATTTGCGGCAGAACATGATAAAGGTCAACCTTCTGGTCACATTAATGGTTCTCAATTTAACAAAACAATTTTAAGAAACACATATGTTGAACCTCCTCTAGCAAGTGTATTTGGAATTTCTTCGCCCCCTCAGGTTGTTTGTGTTCTCAAGTCAACGGCAAATAGTCCAAACCCGACTCTAGTAAACCCAGCTGATTATGCGAGTAATCCAGATCAAATAGTAACAATAGTTAGAAAAACAGAAGCGAATACGCTTGCGTATACATACAATGTTCGCGCATTTGTAGAATCCTATAATTTTCTACGAGTTATTGGAGGCATCGCAAATGTCGTGTTTTCTTCATAATAAGGATGAGTACTGGAATTACTATTGTACGAGCGGTCTATGGCACCAGCACAACAAGCACAGATGTTACAAATACAGTTGCTTCTTTGGTAAAGGATGGGTCTCTTAAGTTTACCGTAAGTCCAACAACATTAAATACAACAGATCCGGCCCCAGGTCAATTAAAGACATTGTTAGTGACCTATACAATTAATGGAGGAGCTGATAACTTCTTATCAAAAAACGATAATGATATTGTTACAATTGATGCTCCTCCGGTAACAACTGCAAGTGGATTACAAATTGTCAAGGCAGAATATGGATATCCTGGAAATTATACAGATGTAACTGATTCTTTAGAAAGTCAGGTTAGTAATGGGTCTATAAACATAAGTGTTGGATTTAAAGCTGTTGGTATTCCTGATCCAAATCCTAATAAGCAAAAAGAATTAAGAGTTGAGTATACGATTAACGGTAAGAAATCATCTGAAACAATTAAAGATGGAAAACCATTTAAGTTAAGCGCACCACCTGCGGAAGCTAAATCAAATACAACACCATCTCAAAATGTAGGATCTATTTTTACTATTATTTTCAAAAGTGTAGCATATTTCTTTGGAATGTTTATATATACGCTTTCTGTATTTACGGCAATTGAATATGGTAATCAGTTTATATCACCTATGCTATGGGGAGCCCTAGCATTCTTTATTCCATTCTTTTCATTCTGGGGATTACCTGTTATAACATTTGCTGTTCGACTATTTAGTTCAAATGATTTTATTCACTAGTTTAGACACTTCTTACCTATTAAAGGTAATGGACATTCCTGAAGAAACAATTCAACAATGGCAAAACATATGGCAGAATATATGCGATATGTCTTATCACCGTAAAGATATTGTAGATTCTATTAGAATTTCAATGTGTGATTATCAAACACTTTTAGAATATAGTCATTTTTCTCGTAATTTTGAACAAATAACTCTTGAACATACATGGAAAAAAACAAGTTCTCTTCTTGATTCAAATGGTACTTATATTGAAACTCAAATAGTTCCTGAACTAACAAAAATTTATGTTCCTAAACTTTTGTTTGAAACGTTTGGCGTTTATGCATGGTTTAAACAATCATTTCCAAATTGTTCAATTGAATTTTGGGAAGATGGATTATTCGAGTGATTTTTCATTCATTGAAAGTAATTCACCAATTACACAATAATAGGTTTTACCAATTCGAATAGGAGAATCACCCTCTTCATCTGGATCTACAAATGCTGCAAGAAGAGATAAATTATGTCTAGGATTTGAAGACCTAGGTGTAAATTTTCCTGAAAAAATACTATTCCCCATATAATTAAGTTCTAAATCTTGAATTTCATATTCAGCCGCTATTCCAGTATACCAATTCATTACTGAGTCAGTATATCGAGAAAAATCAAAGTATCCATTTGGACCTCTTAATAAAACCTTAAATGTAAATGTCTGTGACATTTTGTATTATAGAGTGAAGTTAATACGAAAGTATGTATTATTCAATAAATAACATATTTGATTTATTTTTTAAAGTTCGAATAGCACATGTTTCTACAAGTAATTCACCATTTACATAAACACCATAATTCATTCCATCATCTTGATTTTCAAGAGCAAAATGCCAAATTGTATAGGTACCTTCAGATTTCCAAGGTTCAGCGCGTTCGTCTACACATGCCATCAATCTGTATTTCTTGTCAGTAACAAACAATCTTCCAAGATGTTTAATAGTATCTTCCTTCTGTTTATCTGTAATTGGAAACTCTAAAATAGAATGACACCCTGTGATATATAAATCTTCTTTTAATTGAGGATATTTGGAAGGAGAACATTTATACAAACGATTCTCAGTTCGTTCAGAGTTCCCAGGATTTTGAATCGTTCCTGTTCCAAGTAAAACAACTTTCTTGTATCCATCCAAACTGGTTTTTACAAGTGTTCCAAGCTTGAGTTGTTCAACAGAAACATATGTCTCAACACCATCTACTTGACAAAGGATTTGTGTTCCTTCTAAGAAACAAGGGACAGCGCGATATAACTGATATTCATTACCAAAACCAGCATCTAATGTATCTCCATTTGAGTATGTTATACTCTGATCAGATGTACCAATACTATTACTAGCAATTCTCCAACTTGTATATCCACCAAAAGGTCCTCCATCACCAACTGTAAAAGTAGTTGAAAATCCCAAAGAATTTGACTTAGTATCAGCATCTTGCTGTGTAGAATAATAGAATATACGTGGAGGAAAATATGGATATAAATAATAATTACCACCTGAATTTAATGTACTTCCATTTGAGTATATTATAGTCTGATCAGATGTACCAGTACTATTAGAAGCAATCCTCCAATTTACGTATCCACTTCCAGGACCAAAAGGTCCTCCATCACCAACTTGATAAGATGAACCACTACCTCCAAAAGAATTTGTATCAGCAAGAGCATCTGCCTGTGTAGGATAATAAGATATATTAGATCCTCCTCCAACAGGTTCCGCAAATTCATTCATAGGACCCATCAATAAACGAGGAACATTTTCTGTATTTTGTGTTTTGTGAGAAAGACCTTCATTGAACATAAATCCACAATTGGCTTGAATAGCATAGGATTGAGAATCTACAACAAATTCACCAGGAGAATCATTGAGATAAATTAAATATGTATTTTCAAACTTAGATCTACCAACATCTACGTGTGGCGCAGTATCTCCTTTAACCCATCGCATAGGAATTGATGAACCAACAGAAACATCTAATCCAAATTTTGTATGTAAAGACTTACGAATTGAATCTGTTACATTGACTGAAAAATAGACCATTCCAGATGGTCCACAATCCAATGAAGTCTTGGCTTCAAGAACTTCAGGAAGATTGTTTAAATATTCTAATTCTTCGTTAGAAAAAACATTTGAATAAGTGAATGACATTTTATATTAAAGATAACTAAAAAAATGTCCTTTCGGATCTTTATTTTGTTAATTTCTTAAATTTTCCAACACCAATGAAACCTGCGAAAACGTCACCTGTATCGCGTGCTTCATAAACACGTCCAGTTTTTTCTCCAATAACATACTTTGTTCCTTCAAATGTCCTTTCTTCAAAATCTTCATCATCATCTGATTCAGGACCTTTTACAAATCTACCATTATCGGCATCCCAGAATGTACCTGTAGGTTCAATACTAGCAGTCATGCTAATAGTTTGTAGTTCTTTGAGTGTTATATCAACAACAGTTTTGTCATCAACATTCTTCATAGTAACAGTTTCTTCTTCCTCTTCTTCGGCTTCAGGTTCACTTTCAGCTTCAGGTTCAGGTTCAGCAGGAGGAGCTTGTAGATTAGCAAATGCTCGCATATGATCAGCAAGACCATTCTTTGCGTAATCATCATCCGTCAAATCTTCAATGTATTGTTGAAATTCCTTCTTAAGTTTATCATTCATCTCAACTTTTACATTCTCAAGAGCAACTTTAAGTTGTCCTGCCATAACAGGTGAGAATCGCTTAATACGTTTCTCTTTCTTTTCATTTACAGGTTCAGCTTTCTTAGGCTCTTCCTTTTTAATAACTTCAACCTTAGGTGCTTTTGCGAGAAGCTTTTCTAATTTCTTTTGTTCTTTTTCGATCTTTTCACGCTGCTTATCAGAATCTTTAGTCTTACCATCATTCAACTTCTTTGTCCAAAGTTCAATGTTCTTTTTACAAACGTCAATTTTTTCAGAAACGTTTGAAGTAGTAGAATCAGTTGTAGACGCATCGTCTTTTACAGAATTTTCCGTAGGAGTTTCCTTAGGAGCTTCCTTAGGAGCTTTAGCAGGCTTGCTAGGCTTTTCTACCATAGCAAACAATTCGCCAACATGATCAACATCAGTTTCCCAGCGTACATATTCGAATGCCTCATCAGCATCAAATCCGTAGTTATCAGCAAGGCATGACACCATTGCGTAAAGTTTGGTTTCAACTTGAGTCTTTGCCATCTTTAATATATCAGTGATTTGATGTAATATTTGATGTAGAAGAATCCGTTTTTGATGAATTCATTTTAAACATTCGTTTTAAGAATTTCAGTTTTTCATCCCAAATCTGTTTTTTAGAAATGTATTCTAAATGTTCTAGTTCGAGTTTTTCATATATATTTTGAATTTTAGGAATAGGAGTAGTATCAGGATAACATGTCTTTACATGATAGTTTTTTTCGTATAATTGAATAGCAGGAAGCTTTTCAATATTAGACCTATCTTCTTCTAATTCAGTTGGATTGAATTCACGAATTTGAAATTCAATTTTCATGAGAGAACAATATTCAATAATTTTTCGAAGAATTGGATCGTTAGTATCACATGTATCTATAAAAACATATTCAACTCGAACAGGATACATTCTCTTTGAATCCTTTAAATGGATTGGATTTAGCATAATTTTACGAGTCAAGTGTAATTGAATACTAAATCCGTTTTTTTCTTCATGCGTTATCTCTATTTTTTTAAGTACATTTCTCATTAACAAATGACTGATACGGAGTTTGCTAAAGCTCATTTGAAGGACCACTTAAGTTCGCTTATTGTTTCTCCAATTGCCGAGGGGTTTTGGAGTATTCATAAATCGGCAAAAGAACTTTGTGAACGAAATAATCAACGTGATCAAATTCTTCGTACGTTTCAAAACATGTTAGCAAAAATTCCTGAATGGACAGATACTACTCTTGCTACAGAAGTAGAACGTATTGAAAAAGTAACAAAGTGTACTTATTTGGATGATCTTATTATGGGTGTCTTTATTTCTTATATGAAATCTTTTGCGTCTCTTCACTATACAGGTTCTCTAAAAGAGATTGAAATTGATTTTGAAAGACCTTCTTTAGCTAAATTTGTTCATGAACTATATGTTCATTCTGCTCGTAAATTGTGGCAAACCGCGTATCTTCTTAATACAGAAGTTACTTCTGAAGTTCAAGCAAGAAATCGTCAAGAAGTAGAAAAGACTATTGAACAATGTCTTGAACAAGTAATTCGTAGTTTTCTTCCATGGCAGGCTATTACAAAGAAGTATTTTACATCTTCTCAACCTACTGAATTTGTTAAACTTGTATCTACTGAAGAATCGCAACCTAAATCTCTTTCAGAATCTGTTTCAGAATCACAAGAAGAAAAGAAAGGTGTTTCATTTGAAGAAGAAAGCGAAGAAGACGATGAAGAGGAACAGCCTAGACTACACCTTTCAGAAGAAGAAGCTACACTTGATCTTCCTGAAGATAGTGAAGAAGTGGATACAATGAAAGAACTTGAGAGCAAAGTATCAGAAACACTCGTTCTAAATCTGTAGAGAATTACGGAAAGAGACAACAAATGATGATTCTGGTAGCTTCTATCGCAGTAGCATTGGTAGCTTTTATCATATACGCACTCGATCGAAAGGCAAAGAGTGAACCTATTTCATGGGAGACAGCAGGTAAACTTTCTTTGTTTGGAGGGCTTCTAACATCTGGGGTTGTTTTTGCTACAACAACATCAGAAGGAATAAAGGAAGCTGTTCAGGTAGTAGCAGAAAATGTTCCTAATGTTCAAGATATGTTTGTTGGTGTTCCAACGTTTTAATCAATCATTAATACACTATTGTTTTCAGCAGTTTCAACTTTATAAATTTCACTCAAAAAACTAATTTCCTTTCTTGGAACTGCATTATCCTTACAGAAGCGAGCTATTGCCTTGTAAAGATGAAATCCATGAAATCTATCATGTCTTGGTTCTTTCTTTCCAAATAGAATAGAAGTACCATCTTCTAAAGTTAACCATCTCTTAAACAGAATATAAAGTTTATTTTCAGGTTCTTCAGTAGGAAACAAATCCCAATACATAGATGTAGCAAGTCGAACTAAATCAAAGGATGGATTAGGTTTTAATTCAGGATATTTAGAAATATAGTAATCACCATAATTATATTGTCCACCTGCCTCTTCTTCTACAAAAAAGTGATCACTCATAAATAACTTAGGTTCTTTCATTCCAGAAATTTTAATTGAAGCGATTCCTCTTTCAAAATCTATTATCTTAATCGTATATCCATATGTTGGCACGCGATATAATATACCACCGCAATTATAATAATAAAATTCTTTATCGGTTGAAATATACATGACATTATTCGCATGAAGATCATTATGTGTTAAACCAAAATTACGTTGTGCGTATGCTAATGCGAACATAACTTGAGCTATCCAAGCTAAATGTTTTTCTGTTTCTGGATTTTTAGTCATTAGTTCATAAAGTGTTCCATCACATTTTTCCATCAAAGTTACTTGAACAGGAACATTTTGAAATGTAGCCCACGCAAATGGTTCAGAACTTTCATCTTCTTCATCTATATCTTCACTTAATTCTTCATCATCGCAATCACATGAATGAACACCAAAAATATAAGATGTAGATACTGATGAAGAATCGGATTCATCATCTTTAACATTATCTTCGTCGTGAAGAACTTTACTTATATCAGCCATATGAACATCTTCTACTGGTGCTACATCTAGTTCTTGAACATCTCCTAAATCAATTTTTTCTCCTATTTGAAGAACATGCCTAGCAGTACGTGTATGCTTGAATTCTGTTGAATCTTGAAGTTCATCTGATAATTTTATATCAAACATTTTTCCAATATTTTGTGAGAACCATTGACGTTCTGAAAGTTCACCATAATCATCTGAAATATCTATTGTATGGTGTGTTGTACATCCTGTGAATACACCATATACTTTAGGAAAATGATTACAACCTGATTGAGAAAGAACACTACTAATAATTGCGCCTACATAAGCAGCATTGTTAGTGTTTTGTATTTTATGCATTGCGCTTGTAGCTTGTTCTAATGAAGTAGGTAGTCCAAGTGTTGCGCCATATTCTCCTCTCATCCATTGATATGGAGAAACTAACATTGTTGTTTTTCGATGTATATCAACAATTGACCCATTTGTAAGTCGTATTTTATTTGGAGATAAAATTGTTGTTAATTCTTCATTAAACTTAATTCCATATTCGGAAACACATTCAAGGTCAGATGACTTAAACAATTTTTCAATTGGAGGAAAATAAGGTTGAATATGTTGAATATTCCAATGTGTTAGAGCCTGACTTTTTAGTGAAGAGACATCGTACTTATGGATAGTAAGTGGAATTTGAGAACTTTTAAGTTCACTATTAGGACTTTGCTTACTACGTTTTACCATATTATAGAATTGTGTTAAAGCATAATCAAAAACTTCACGCATTAGAATTAAGATGAACTTCAACATTAAGAAGTTTAGTATGGACATGATTCGCGATAGATGTTCGCTAGATTCCAAAAAAGCCCCTATGATTGTTTTAATTGGTAAACGTGATACTGGAAAATCTTTTTTAGTTCGAGATATTTTAGCAAATACCCAAGATTGTTTTCCTATTGGTACTGTTATATCTGGGTCTGAGGTAGCGAGTCCTTTTTTCCAGGATATAGTTCCTGCAAAGTTGATACATGATAAGTATAGACCTGAGATAGTAATGGGGTCAATTAAGCGTCAAATGTCTGTAAAACAAGCAAGAAATCGTGAAAATAGAGGGGGTGGACATTCAAATGTAGATCCTCGTGCATTTTTAATTTTAGATGATTGTTTATATGACAAAACTTGGATGAATGAAGAATCTACTCGATATGTTTTTATGAATGGTCGCCATATAGATTTAGCAACATTGATTACTATGCAGTATCCTTTAGGTGTTCCTCCTAATTTAAGAACAAATATTGATTTTGTGTTTATTCTTCGTGAGAATGTGATAGGTAATCGTAAACGTATTTATGACAATTACGCAGGTATGTTTCCTACATTCCAAATGTTTTGTCAATTCATGGACCAGTGTACAGAGAACTATGAGTGTCTAGTCGTCTGTAATGGTATTCAATCAAATAAATTAGAAGATCAAGTATTTTGGTATAAGGCTACAGATCATCCTCCATTCAAATTATGCGATGATTCACTTTGGGTAGATAATAAACCATTTGCAAGTGCATTATTAGCAGCAGATGAATATTCACCTGATAAAGTTCATAGAAAAGCTAGTGATCCTTGGGTAAAAGTTAAAAAGACTAGTTAATGACGTCTTGTTTGGCGTTTCTTATGATGCTTCTTTTTATGTGTCTTTCCACGTCGCTTACGACCACCAACACTTGCCTTACCAAATAAATCAGCTAAATCAGACACCTCTTTAGTATCTTTAGCCTTCATTTCTTTTACTTTTTTACGTTGTTCAGCGGCAGCGGCAGCAGCAGCTCTATCGGCATCTAGTTGTGCTCCTTCCGCAGTTCTCTTTTTTGTGCGAGCACCTCTTCCTTCACCATCTACATCCATTTATTACATTAAGTTAAAATATTTACTCATCACGTATAGCTCCTTCAGATGGATGAAGAGCAGTATTGAATTGCTGAGTTAGATCACTAATTTCCATGATTCCGGCATCTTCCTTAGCTTTTTTAGAATCCTCCAAGTTTTTACGTCTACGTTCCTCATTCTCCCTTCTCTGAGTTTCAATCTTCTGCTGCTTTTCTTCCTCAAAAAAGATATCGCGATTTACTTCATTTTCCTTATACTTTCGCATAAGTTCATTGAGTTCTTGAGTAGCATATTCAACTTCAGGCATCATGTGTTCAGTTGGATCCCAAGGTAGCCAACAACCAACCTTACCAATGTAAAGATTGTCACGAGGATACTTACGCTGCATTACTTTGGCATATTGCTGACACTCCTCCAAATTGGCAAAAACACGACGAAGTTTTACACCACGAACATTTGTTCGAAACCCAACTTTTTCACTAAATTGACTTTCAAGTTCCTTCTCATGCTTTAGAAGGAAAACTTGGTACTGCTCATGAACATCAGTCTTCTTGATCTCCTCATTGTGAACCTTCGTAAATTCTTGAAGATCACCCATTAGATCATCAATCTTCAAGGAATACTTCTTGGAAAGAAATGCTACAAAATGTTCCATACCCTTCACCTTCCAATCATATTCAAGCCACTTGACAAATTCTTCAATATAATACTCCTCCTTCTGCTTAATAATTTTTTCAGGAGACAAAAAAGAAATAATTGAATATCTCTGAGTAGGAATCTCAGAGTCTTCTTCAAGGTAATCAATTACCATACCATCATCTTCAGTCTTAGGAAGTTCTTCGCGGGGCATTTGTTTACTAATGTCTCAGTCTGTGAAAGTCGGTTATTTAACGTGCGTATTTGGTTTACACTCGCCAATACCTTTCGTCTGTTGCATCATAATTGGCGCATCACAACCTTTGCATGGACATTTTTTATGTTCATGTCCCAAGATATGTCCAATCTCATGAGAAACCATGTATTGACGATACTTTTCTAAAGGAAGTTTTGAAGCTGGTGCTCCATGAAACCATCGATGTGCGTTCAAATACATGTATCGCCCTCCAAGTTCTGCACATGATAAATTATCGGGTAGTCCACATACTTTTTTAATAGTTGATGGCGATGATAGACGAATTGTAACAGATTCTCCACTTTCAACAGGTTCAAAAAAGTATCCATACTTTGACCATCCGTCTGGATCGTTTAAGTATGCGCCAACGTAATATCCAATTTGAACTGGAATATGAATACTATGTTCTTTTATAACATCCGGATCAACACTAAATTTGTACCGAATATGTTTCATTGAATAATTATCTAAAGTCTTGTATAAAATGCCTGAAGCTAAACAAGCAGTATCCGCACCTGGTATTGATATTGGAGATTTGGTAAGCCGTCTTGTAAAATATGCCCTTGAAGGTCTTGTTGTCGCAATTGCGGCTTTCTGGCTTCCTAAATTTATGGGTGGAAAGCATCTTCCCCTTTCTCAGATTGGAATGATTGGTCTTGTCGCTCTATCTACATTCGCAATTCTTGATGTATATGCTCCTTCTGTTGGAGCATCAGCGCGTACTGGAGCAGGATTTGGTATTGGCGCACATTTGGTTGGATTTCCTTAAAGTCGTTCTACTATTGAATCCATTATAGTCGCAATTGTTCGACGATGAATACTTCCATGACGTAGTACTGAACCTGCTACATCCACATCTTCTGGATTATTTGGGTTTTGATCAATTAGAAATTCAAGTTTTGCTGATTTAGCCCCATGTGGGATTCTAACATATATTATCCAACGATCCTCACCACGATGCTGTACTTCATATGATAGTCTAGCATCGGGAAGAACATATTGCTTAATATCACTAATAACGTTATGAATATTTGGCATCCTATATACTCTCCTATTTGGGCATACAAATAAATCCGTTTTTAACATATGAAAGGTTAAATATTAATGAAAAAAAAGATTCCAAAGGCAATACGTGAACAACTTTGGATTGAAAAAATTGGTAAGAAATTTGAATCAAAATGTAAGACTACATGGTGTAAAAATAAAATTAATGTATTTGATTTTCAAGCAGGACATGATATACCAGCATCTCGTGGAGGATCGTATGATATTGATAATCTAGTTCCTATATGTTCTCGATGTAATCTTTCAATGGGAAGTCAACATACCTTTAAAGAATGGTGTAATATATCTAAAAAGGATTCAAAATGGATTTCTATTCTAAAAAGTTTTTCAATGATATGGACATCTACAGATACAAAGGTAAGTGGTATAAAGTTAATCCAAAACCCTACGAACCCGAAAGACAAACAAATGAAGTAGCATGGTTACAAATTCGCGAACCATTGGTTAGTAAAGAGGAGGCATATCGTCAATATTATGAAAAGAAGCGAATAGATTCTAAGATTTTATATCCATCGTTTCGTAAAGATGATAAGTGAACTTATTGTGTCTGCGATTGTAGTTATAGGATTTATTGGAATATATTATTGGTGGACAGGAACACCTCCTGGAGCTCGTGTTATTGAACAAGAACCTCCTATATCAAGTGGATTGGATGATAATCAAGCTAACTTCATGTTTTTTTATGCTACATGGTGTCCTCATTGTAAACACGCTGAACAACCATGGCATTCTATGAAGCAACTTGTGAAAAATTCAGGATACAAATATGGTGGAAAAACTGTAACATTCGAAGAGATTAACGCAGAAACAGATAAGGGTAAATCGGCTTTATATAATATTAAAGGATATCCAACATTCAAACTTCAAACATCTGATAAATTATTCGAGATGGCTGGAAAGCCCGACATTACTAACTTCCGAAAGTTCTTGACAATAGCCCTTGGTGATGAGAAACCTTCGTAAACTATCTTCAGATTTACGTAAAATATCATCTATATCAAATTCTTCAAGATTAGAATCAGATGTTAGTTTTGGATACGAAAGTGGAACAATTAAATCTGTAGCATGAATGTCCATAAAATGGTTAACTGACATAGCGTAAACATCCTTGATAAAATCAATTGGCGAAATTGTATTTATAGTTTGAGGTGTCATTTTAGTTGTAGTAGTTTTTGATAAAGATAACACAAGAGCATCAGGTTGTACCCATGAAATACATGGAACAAATACGCCTCCGTCAATATATATTTGATTATATAAACTTTGTGGTTTAAAAATTCCTGGAATACAACAGGAACATTTAAGCGCATCTATAATTGGAACATCTTTCGTAAATATAGTTGGAATACCTTTAGTGATATTTGATGCGATTATATACAAGGGTTGTAACGTATCACCAATTTTCTTATTTTTTAAATCAATTCCAACTTCAGAAAACATTTCTAACATTACTTTCTCAAACATATCCATAGAAAAAACACCTTTTGAGGTAAGAACACTACTAATATCTTGAAATGTTAACTTATGTGTAATTTTTTCCATGGAAATGTATTTTTTTGATAATTCAACTAAGCGATCATCCGCAGGTAATCCAAATGAAAGGTATGTTGCTATAATAGATCCTACTGAACAACCATAAATTCCATCTGGAAAATGTAAGGGTTGATGCTTTTGTAATTCACGTAAAGCTCCAATATGTAAAATTCCTTTTATACCTCCTCCACCTAATCCAAGTTTGCGGAATGGTAGAGACATTCTTGTTAGATAATAAGTTAGAATGCTGAAAGCAAGAGAAGTATGGAATGAACAAGAATCTCGACGATTAAATCGTATGGCTGCTATGTCACCTGTTATGACCCAAATTCAAGCAAAGATTAGACAACAAGCTGTTCATAATACAAATGCTCCATATATTATTTATGAAGTTCCAACGTTTGTATTTGGATACCCTCTTTATAGCTTAAAAGAAGCCCTTGATTTCTTAATAAAAGAATATTCAACAGCAGGATATTGGGTATGGGTTGTAGAATCTAAATATTTATTGATTTCATGGATTAAACCTGTGAAAACAAGAGACGTTGGAAGACCAATGTTAGCGACAAATTATCGTCCTCAAGTATATGATCCTTCTGCTATAGCTTTTATGGCAAGAGATCCTTCTGACTAATACATAAATGAAGATTTCATCATCATATTTTTGGGTAGTTTTATATATTCTTATTATTGTTGGGTTGGAAACATGTGCAATGTCATGTTTTAAAAATTCATTAAAGGATTGGAGATGGTTTCTATTGGGTGTTCTATTGTACATAGGTGTTGGTTTATTTCTTGTACAAACATTTAAGCTTACAGGTCTTGCATTTACAAATGCTCTTTGGTCAGGATTATCTGTTATGGCTACAACAACAGTGGGTGTACTTTATTTCAAAGAAGCCCTACATTTACACGATTTCTTTGCTATTGCAATGATAGGTGGTGGAGTTATGATTTTGAAATTTACTGATTAAACATAATGGAGTTATTTGAAATTATTGGAGGTAGTCTAAACATATCAATTCTTACTTTATTCTATACTTTGTTTGGAGCACTTATTTCTTACTTAATCTTTCATTTGTTTGAAGATCATACAGATGAATGGGAAAAGAGTAGTGCTCTATATCAATTTGTAGATGTTGGATCAGAACTAAGTTTAATTGGTATTATAGCATATTGGACTACTCATGTAATTCGAGAACATCCACCTATTTTTCCAATAAGTCGTCAATTAGATAGAGATATTGATACATATATTTCCGGAGTCTTTTTTGGATTTGCTATGTTTATGTTTCTTGGAGATTTGAGTACAAAAATTCAATTCTTGTACAATAAATATTTAAAATCTCATTTTGTAAAAGTTATTCCTGAAGAATGGTCAATTATAAAAGCAACATTTGGAAAACGTAAAACGAATGAATCTAAATCCATTTAATATCTTCTAAAAAAGATGGAGTGTAAACATACTTTAATTATTGAAGAAGGACAACAAGTATGTACAAATTGTGGAACAATTTTCGATCAAGTTATTGATGAAGGAGCAGAATGGCGTAATTATGAAGATTCTAAAGGAGAAGATCAGTGTAGAACTGGATTTGTAACTTCTGAATTACTTCCAGAATCATCATATGGATCAATTATTTCGTATAAAGGTGCTAATTCGGCAAACATGAAGGCTCTTCAAAGACTATCATGTTGGTCGTTATCTTCTAATTCTCAACGTTCTTGGATGGGTATATTTGATTCTATTAATCTATGTTGTAGTCATGCTGGATTACCAAAATCTATTATTATGGACGCATGTGGAATGTATAAGCAATTAGAAGATGCTCAAAAAGTTCGTGGAGAAACTAGACGAGCCTTAATGGGAGCCGCAATCTTTGTAGCATGCCGAAACAATGGAGTTCCTCGCTCACATGAAGAAATATCAAAGATGATGGTTGTGAATATAAGGGCACTTTGTAAAGCTGTTACTCAATTTACTCCAACAGATAATAGTGTTCTTCAAACACAAATTGGAATCGCAGAGAGATTATGCGCATCTTTATCATTAAATGATCAACAACGAACTAAAATTATGGATTTATTATATGAAATTTCGACAAAATCAGAAGATGATTTTGAACATACACCAAAAACTATTGTAGCAGGAGTTGTAGCTTATATCATGGGTCTTAAAACAAAAATACAAATGAAATGTGTAGCAGAGGCATCAGGTGTTTCTGCGCTTTCTATTCACAAAATTGTTGGGAAGATTTAGATTAACATATTACCCGATGATTTAAAAAATGCTAAAGCTAATTTTGTAAGCCCGTCTTGTAATGATGTCGGTTGATTTTTCCATATATTTGTTGATGATATAGAGGTACCACCTGCACTAAATGTATCACCTGTAGCAGCCGCCCAACTTGTACCATCTGCTGAATATATAATTTTATTTGTTCCAAGTCCAACAGCTACCCATTGTGATCCATTCCAGGATATTGAGAGACCTTGGTTGTCAAATACACTACCACCAGCAGCTGCCCATGTAATACCATCTGCCGAATATAGAATTTTATTTGTTCCAGAACCAACAGCTACCCATTGTGATCCATTCCAGGATATTGAGAGACCTTGGTTGTCAAATACACTACCACCAGCAGCTGCCCATGTAATACCATCTGTTGAATATAGAATTGTATTTGTTCCAGATCCAACAGCTACCCACCGTGTTCCATTCCAGTATACAGAAGCACCACTAGAATACGTACCGCTAAACACAGTACCACCAGCAGCTGCCCATGTAATACCATCTGTTGAATATAGAATTGTATTTGTTCCAGATCCAACAGCTACCCATAATGATCCATTCCAGGATACAGCATATCCGACACCACCATTAAAATTAATACCATTAGCACTTAGCCAATTGATACCGTCTGAGGAATATATGATAGTATTTGAAGATCCCTGTCCTACAGCTACCCATAATGATCCATTCCACGCAATTCCTTGACAACTGTTTGTAGGATTTACACCTGTTGCGGCTGTCCAATTGATACCATTAGTAGAATATATGATATTGTAACCAACTCCATTATCGAAACCACCAGCTACCCACAGTTGTCCATTCCACGCAACACTTATTCCTCTATTAGAAGAGGTGCCATCGCCATCAAATACAGCACCAGACCCAGCTGCCCATGTAATGCCATCGAGTGAATATGAAATACTTGTTGCTCCACTACCTACACATATCCATACTGAACCATTCCAATACACCTTTCTCATATTAGCAGGGGTTGTACCGATAGCCGCAGTCCAATTCGTGCCATTAGTGGAATATACAATGGAAGTTGATGTAGTAGAAACACCACCTGCCACCCATGTATATGTAGGATTTTGAAATGTAGAATCTGGACCTGTAGGACCTGTGGGACCTACCACGGTAGAAACTGGACCTGTAGGGCCTGTATCACCAGTATAACCTGTATCACCTGTATCACCTGTAGGGCCTGTAGCACCTGTATTAGCATCAACTCCAGGAATACCTTGAAGACCGGTAGGTCCTGTAGCACCTATATTTCCCTGAAGACCTGTAGGACCTGTAGCACCTGTAGCACCTGTAGATCCACTACCAGTTGATCCTCCTCCAGAATGATTCCAATATGAACCTGTAGGTCCAATAATATCTCCAGTGATATAAATTGTATCTACATTTGCTATATCAACTTTTGTTTGATATCCTCCTGTTGGACCATTTACAATTTTTGGAGATAGAATGTGTTTCAGTATATTAGCTGAAAACGGATCAGAATATGACATTCTTTATTGTAGTATAGAATGGACAATCAGTTTAATTCATTTTCGCAGTCAACAATTATGGAACCCCTGTTTGACCTCTCTAATACTAGTTTAGGCGCTAGATATACATTGTTTCCTATTGCCCAGCAAGAAGAAGATCTTTATAAATTTTATAAAAAGGCGGTTGCAACATTCTGGACAGTTGAAGAAATTGATTTCAGTAAAGATCGTGATGATTGGGAAAAATTAAATGATCGTGAACAACATTTTATCAAACATGTTCTCGCTTTCTTTGCAGGAAGTGATGGAATAGTTCAAGAAAACTTAGCATCGAGATTTCAAAGAGAAATTCAATCTCCTGTAGCGAGACTCTTTTATGGTATTCAAAATGCGATGGAAGGTATTCATTCAGAAACCTATTCTTTACTTATTGACCAATATGTCAAAGATAAAGAAGAACAAGCAAAATACTTTAGGGCAATTGATACGATTCCATGTATTAAAAAGAAAGCTGAATGGGCAATTAAATGGATTGATTCTGCGGATGATTATGCAACTCGATTAGTCGCTTTTGCGTGTGTAGAAGGTATTTTCTTTAGCGGATCGTTTTGCGCTATTTATTGGATTAAAAAGCGTGGATTATTACCAGGACTTACTTTCTCAAATGAATTAATTTCACGAGATGAAGCTCTTCATACGGAATTTGCAATAGCATTATATCATAAACTTCAAAACAAACTTTCAAATGAACAAATTCAGACTATTATTTTAGAAGCTGTTCAAATTGAAACAGAATTTATCTGTGATGCCTTATCATGTGCACTGATAGGTATGAACGCACGGGATATGACGCAATATATTCAATTTGTGGCTGATAGATTAGCTCAACAACTTGGTTTAAAGAAAATATATAAGGTTACAAATCCATTTGATTTTATGGAATTAATTTCTTTAGAAGGAAAAACTAATTTCTTTGAAAAGAAAGTTTCTGAATATTCAAAACCTGGTGTTGGTATGAACGCAGAAGATATGACAATTAAATTTGATGAGGCATTTTAAGACGGTGGATATCTTCCTATTCTGGGAATACTCTTATATGATAATGACATAACATTTGTAAGATTATGCCTAGTATTAGGACTACAAATATCGATACATACACTAGCACTTATAGAACCATCCGGTCTATATGGATCGTAAACATCATTTTTAGTTGGAGCTCGAAACTTTAGAGGATCAGTTACTACATTCGCATTTTTAATAGTAGTTAACTTCAATTTTCGAATGTAATCAGAAGTATCTTGATTCGGCATTCTATTTATCTATAGATTAGCTACAATTTTGCTTGGAAGATTGTTTCTTTCTTGAAAAATCAACATTTATTGGGGCTGGTACTAAAGGTCTTGTATTTTTATTTGTTGAAGATGAAAGAAACTTACTACTATTTGATGCTACTGACATCCTTGGTACATATTGAGTAAGTCTATTTACAGACTTTGGATCACTTATTTGAGTATCTCCTCTTTGAATCGCATTTGCTTTCTTAAACTGTGTATACTGAGATGCGTCGGCAGTTCCAGGCATTTATGTTTTACAAACATTATTCATACGTTTAAAGAAAGAAGGTTTCTTCCATACAATTTAGCAAATGGAATTTACCTACGTCACCATCGTAGTTTTAGCATCGATGATTTTTGTTCTTTCAGGAATGATTGGGTACTTGTATTGGCAGCAGACTCGTATGCTACAACATCTACAATCTTTGGCACTCGCTCTTGCATCTCATGTAGAACATACGAGACAGCAGCATGTAGTATATGAAGACCCAGTTCCTGAAGAAACGCATGATTCTGAAGATGATGAAGATGATCGTGTTTCTGTAAAAGAACAAGTAGAGGTCGTTGAGGGACCTCCAGCAGTTACAGCTACTGAAGCTGAATCAGATGACGTAGATGACTTACAGGATAAGACATCTGCGCAACTTCGTGAACTTTTAACCAAAAAAGGTATTCCTTTTGGAAAACGTGATTCTAAATCTATTCTACTTCAACTTTTGAAAGCTACTACTTAATTGATAGATGGTTCTGGTTCCCATGTAACAATAAATGTTTTTGTTGATGAAGTTGGCGATGGACCGGTTACTACAGAAGGGCTAGGAAAAATACTTCTAAGTGCTGCTATCGCCTCAGTAATTACTAGAGGAATATACGTTATTCCAGTTATATCAGTTGTTGAAGAATAATAACCATTCTTTGCTGCCCGCAAAACATCATTATACACTCTATTCACAATAGAAGTAACGTTTCGTTTACGATTCTCTGAGTTTGTTGTATTCGCAAAATTTTGAAGTTCATCTGCCTGATACGTTGGAAAAAACGTAGACATTTATACTTAAAAGACATTTAAAAAGTAATGAAGCTGATATCTTTTGATGTTGGATTACGAAATCTTGCCTTTTGTGTCCTAGAAGGAACCAATAGACATGATTTGAAAATTACCGCATGGGATTTAATTGATGTGATGGCAGAAATAGGTGGTCTAGATAAACCGATATGTTATAAGTGTAAGAAACCAGCATGCTGGAAACAGAATCACCTGTATTCGTGTACACGCCACAAGGGAGTCTCAGAATTAAAATACCCAAAAACAACTTTATTGAAGAAGACGAAGGAAGAACTTCAGATGATGGGGAATCCACTCAATATTCAAGGAAAAACAAAGAAAGAACTTGTGGACAAATTATATGCTCATTCTTCAGGAAATGTATGGAAACGTTGTGTAAAATCTGCAAAACAAGGAGCCGTCGTAGATCTAGCACCAGCGATATCGACTTCTCTACAGATGAGAATGAATCTATGGAAGAACGCGGATCTTGTTGTCTTTGAACAACAACCAGATAAACGCATGTTATGTGTTCAAGGAATGCTTCATATGTGGTTCACTTGCCAAAATTTCAAATGTAAAGGTGTTTCTGCGGTTCATAAACTTACCAATATGATTACACTTCAAGACGCAACAAAAACATATAAAGGACGAAAAAAGACAGGTATTGTTCACGCAGCGGAATTAGTTCCTACTGAAGAACTTAAGGCATTTATGATGAAACATCCAAAGAAAGATGATTTAGCAGATTGTTTTTTACAAGGTTTATGGGTTTTAGAAAACTCTTCTAAATTTTAAATTCTAAGATACAAGCTTTCAGGAACAACAAAACTACGAACAATTTTTTCTTTAATACCTTTCATTTTTTCAAGCATATCTATATCTTGTGTAATAGTTGCCAATGTGGTCCACTCTTCCACAATATTCGATAATTTTAACATAGCTCTAACAAAATTACCTTGTTCAATTCCAAGTTTTTCGCATACAAAATCATCACCACTTATCCATTGATGAACTGCATCTACCCAATAACTTGTTAGTTTCCAATATGATAAATCGCTCTTTATGTGTTCAGCTTCAGAAAAGTGAGATGAATAAGATTCCAATAATACATGAAAATCATTTTTTTCAATATAGTCATCTGTACGAACATCTTCTAGAAATACACTTAAACATCCTAAAATCTCTTCTGCAGATTTATCATGAAGAATTTTATTAAAGAAGGCATAAGACATTAGAATAGGATGTCCTTCATGAATTTCAGATGCGAGAACACCTAATTCTGTAAGTATATCATCTATCATAAATCCATTTGCTCTTAAGGCATTTTTACGTTTATTGATATCACGATTAAAATCAGAGGCAGATTCTTTACATTTTTCTAGAAACTCAATTTCTTTTACAATTTGCGAACACTTCTTAAATGATTTCCAAGCAGTTTCCCATTTAGGTCCCATGTGACTATTATTCCAACGTCCAAGTTCTCCTTGCCATTTCTTTCGTTCTGCATTTACAGATTTAGCAAAGTTCTCTTCAATAGTTTGACGTTTTACAAGTTCAACAATTACAGAGTCATCAAAAGAGTCTATTTGACTTCTTTTTTCTTCAATTTGTCTTTCATAATCACGAATTTCATCACGCATTTCAGCAGCCCAATATGTATCGTTTACAATGTTTTTATAGGATTGAATTGTAGAAAGAATATATGAGTAATGAAAATCCATACGTGAAGAAATTTCTGACTTTTTACCTGTCATCATTTGTTCAACAGAAGCTACATTTTCTGGTTCACGTAGAGGTAAATATATTACAATACCTTTATCATCTTTACCACGTCTTCCTGCGCGTCCAGCCATTTGAGTATACTCAGATGTTGTCAATATACGATGACTATCTGTGCTATCATCATATTTTCTATAAGATGTAAAGACTACTGTTTTAGTAGGCATATTGATACCAACTGCAAATGTCTCTGTCGCAAATAAAACTTTAATAAATCCACGTCCAAACAAAATTTCAACAATTTCTTTTAGAACAGGAAGCATGCCGCTGTGATGGTATGCGACTCCTTTCTGTAGTAAGGAAAATAAATCATGATATTGTTGAGATGTTTCAAGATGTTTATATCTATGTAGATGAAAGCTTACAATATGTCTTACACTTGCTGACTCACTTGAATCAATTAATTGACTACTTACTTTTTTAGCTAATTGAGTACATAATTTACGAGAAAATACAAAGAATAAAGCTGGAAGATCCATTTCATTAATCATTTTATTCATTCTGTCAATGAAACTAGTTGTATGTTGTTCTTTTTTAACAACATCTTCACCTTCCTGTCTTTCCTTAACTTTTTCACGATGAAGTCTATCTTGCTTTTCCTGATCATAAAATTTATTAACCCAATCAAAATATGCCTTTTTATTAAACTTATCTTTTGAATCTAGAATAACTGTTTTATCAGGAAGTTGATGACTTAAAGGAACAATACGATACTCTGTTGAAATTAGATGAATAGGTTTTTGTTTACTATCACCTAACCACTTAGCAAATTTTGAAGGGTTTTCAATTGTAGCAGACAATAAAACTAAATTAATATCACGATGAAGAAGAGTTAAACATTCTTCCCAAACTTTACCACGATCTCTATCATTAATATAATGAACTTCATCAAATACAACCGCATCTAAATTATCTAAAGATAAATCAGCAGTAATACCAACATGTTCAGTTTTAGTTCCTTGTTTGAAAAGAAGATTTCTTAGAATTTCAGTAGTCATAATAACTATATCAGCATGTGGCATAAACTTAATATCTCCAGTCATAATTCCAACACTTGGAAACATCTTTTTTAAGTCATAAAACTTTTGATTAGAAAGAGATTTAATAGGTGTAGTATAGAATACACGTTTTCCTTTAGCAAGAGAATGATAAATTTGAAATTCTCCTACTAATGTTTTTCCAGAGCCAGTTTTAGCTGTTACAAGAACACTCTCGTCTTTTGAAATCGCATATACTGCGTGTTTTTGAAAAGGGTCAAGAGGATATGTAAACGGAGTTACGACCTCTGGAGGAGTTGATTTAAGATTGACAATATTGAGCATTTTGATACCTATATTAAGAAATACACTTTGCTAATTCGTTTTACATAATAATAACTATTACTAAGCAATGGAACTACCGGAGTTGATGTCTACACGATTAGATAAAAGAAGAACATATTCTGTTAGCGATCTAACCGGTTTATCTAAAAAATGTGATATTTTTATATTCGATAGACAAGTTATATTTGTGAATTATACACCAAACCCATATTATTATTTTATTTCTACATATTCGCCAAATGGACTATTTTATTTCATACAAAGTATTCTCCCAACTCTAAAAAGTCCCATTGTTCTGATATTAGCAAGTGAAGATGTTACATTTCCCAGAAGTGAAAAAGATGTACGATACGACTCTTTTCAGTATAAGAGTAATCAACCACTAATAAATGGCATGATAGAACATCCAATGATAAAACGAATTTTTGTTGAAAATCTAGATACTCTACATCCAAAGTTGACACCAATTCCTTTAGGAATACATCCAATATCTGATCTTGAATTTATCAAGTTATACACCGACTTGCAGTTAAAATTAACATTTGATACGCATCGCACAGATCGAATCTTATGTGTTCACCGCCTACATAACGATGGTACAACACAATGGGATGACAGAAAAAGAGTTAATACGTATTGTTCAACAATCTGGGCACCATATATTCAATTTTTTACCTATTTGGATAATGTTAATTTTAAAGCTAAACTATTGGAATCTAAATTTGTTCTATGTGTACACGGTGGAGGTCTAGATCCTTCTCCTAAAATATGGCAGGCATTATTATGCGGATGTATGCCTATCGTTGAGTCGTCTACATTAGATGAAGCCTATAGTAGGTTTCCTGTTATTTATGTTGATAAGTGGGATGCTGATTCAATAACTAGTGAAAAGTTGTCTGAATGGAATAAATTATATGAAAAATTCCACAATAATATAGAACTTCGAACATCTATTCTAAAGATGTTAACTTTAGATTACTGGTGGGATATAATAACAAATGCATAATTTTATGCGTTATAGTTTTCATAAACGACTCGTTGATTCAAACAAATGGCTGATATACTCGGCGTTGATTTTCTAACCAACCCTAGAATTACCGAAAGCTCTGGCGATATTAAGTTACCTGATCTAGCAAGTATTGAACTTCCTTCGTTTAATGATGTAGAGGCATCACATGATGCGCCTAAACTTGTGCCTTCTTTTCATGAAGCAGGACCACTAGAGACTTCTGATGGATTTAAGAATTTGAACGCAGGATCGTTTATGTCTCATACTCCTCGAATGTCAGAAGAATATGTCATGAAAGAAAAGTATGAGATTTTAAGAAAATTCGAGCGTCTTCAAAAACTTGGTGTTCCAATTCGAAAGCGTTTTACCCTAGATTCACCTCTAGAAGAGATGAAGATGGAACTTGAGTTTATTCGACGTGAAAAGGCTATGGATCAAACCATCAAGCAGTTTTGCGATTGGTATATTACTGGTATGTCTGCTATGGAATGGTCTAGCAAAAATGTTCCACTTATGCAAGCGTTTGGACTAAAGCTTGATGGTCTTTCAGAATCCGCACAAATGAATGTCGCAGATATGGAAGAAGATTTTGAAGAACTCTATGATTTATATGGTGATAAACTGAAAATGCATCCACTAGTACGTATTCCTATTCGCACATGTATGATGGTATACATGGTTCATCTAACAAACCAAATGGCTATGAAAGCACCTATTCCCAACATGGATCAAATTCTAAAATCAAATCCTGATATTGCTCGTCAACTTTCTATGGCAGCTATGCAACAACAAACTCAGAGTATGAAGAGTGTACCACTTCCTCCACCACAAGTTCAGGCAACATATTCTGCTCCCTCAAATCCTCTAGCTGGTCTTTCTAATTTTATGAGTGGAATGATTCCCCCACCACCTCCTCAATCAACAAATGTAAGACCACCTGCTCAACCAAAACAACAAATGGGATTCAAACCTCAAAGACCTAATGCGCAACCTCCTGCCGCATCTATTTCCCTTCCTTCAAAAGAGATGAAAGGACCCATCAATATTGATGATTTGCTAAAATCAGTCAATGCTAATGTTGAAACAAAAAGTGTAAAGATGACACCTCCTTCTGTAACAGGAAGTAAAAAGGGTGGATCAACTGGTAAAAATAGTGTCACTATAAAGCTCTAAATTTAGATTATCATCATCTCTTTCAACAAAATATTTAAGAAAAATTGGATTCCAAATACGAGGATTTACCCATTCAAATAATCCTTCTTTATTTTTCACTATAAGTTCTTTAATATCTTGTTCAACATCTAACATTTGGTGTCGATCTACATATTTTCGATTTTCTTTTGATCCATGATATAAATGTTTTACAGAAATATTTGGTAGATAGGTTATTTTAGGAAGTGGATTTCTTTTAAATTTAGAATATTCTGTTAGCAGAGGTGTTGGTAATGATTTGAATTTTGGCCCAAATGGTTTATTTAGCCAAGCAGAAGTTGAAAGTGTGTCTCCACTTCCAGAAATAGCATAATCAAAAAATCCAACTTTAGTATACCATTGTCTTTTCATAGCCCATGCGAATCCAGGATGATATGTTGTCATATATTGAGGTTCTGTCATAAACAATACACTTTTTCGAGTAAGAGTTACATTTGTATTAGTAGAATCCATCCAATGACATTCGTCAAATAACTGTACTACATCATATGTATCTAAAAGTTTAGATGCCTTATAATACCATGATGGATCTGAAAATATAATGTCTGCGTCTAAAAATGCTAGTTTGGTATACTTTGAAGGAATTTTAGTTTCAAGTATTCTACATAGATTTTCTTTACTAAATAAAACTGAATTTCCAGTAATATGAAATGCTCCTGGAATTTCAGGGATTCTTCCTTCATAAACTAATTCTAATGTAAATATTGGGTAATCTTTTATACCCTTTATCATTTCGTAATAATTTCCAATAATTTTCTTTGTTTTTGCAGGATTAAATATGACCAAACATACAGCCATATCCTTGCTATTACATCCTCCCATTTATTTCTTAACACACTTTAAAGAATTCTGTTAAACTTCATTTACTTAAATAAAGGTTTTTCTTCTTTGCTATAAGCCGGTTGATCAGTATGACTTGATAATCCTGCCGCTGCTCGCATGGCTAAATCTGGATTAACCATTCCTTCACGAGAAAATGGTCCTTTACCACGAAATATACCACCAGCAATTACAACAAATCCAGCTGTTAGTAGAATTGATGTAACAATATCACGTGTTCCTACAAAACAAGCCGCAAAAATAGCTACACGACGAAGAAGAATATTTTGACTATATTCTTTATCATCATCACTAAGCTCATGAGTAATAAATCTACTTCCAACATTCAATAATAACATCATGACACCAATGAAAAATGGCGATGATCCTATAGAATTAATCTGTTCTATCATCCTTGCTTAGAAAGAGGCAAAAGTTTCAATAGCTTTAGGAGCACTTCCTTTAGGAGCTGTAGCGGGGGGTGTTGAATGTAAAGCAGATGTTCCTTTTTTCTGAGCTGCTAGGGGTAGACGATCTCCTTTTGAAGCTGATAGTTTTGTTCCTTTCAACAAAGCTTTTAGAGCACCACTTACTTCAGGTGGAGATACACCGGCACTCTTAGGTTGTTCAGGCATCTTAGGAGCTTGTTCTTTAGGATCCAAATATTCAGTCACAGTGTTAACTGACATGATAAAAGCGATCGCAAGAAACACACCTACAATAAGACTATGATACACAGTTACAAAAAGAATCATTCCAAGAACAATTACATTTCCAACAGGGGAGCTTAACAAATCTTGTAGGTGTTTGGGTACAGGATGAGTATAGAAAGCGATATAGCCAATTATTAGAGCAACTACACCAAGTTCTACTGAAGAGACTCTCATTTGTTTGAACGGAATGTTAATATTTTTCTATGTGTCTTCCAACAAGTGGAATATGGCAAGTTTAGAAGAAGTATGGGGATCGCCATTCCCTAGGAAGCATCATACTATGACTTCTAAACATAGTCAAAAAGAAGAACCACGTGACGCAGAAAGAGAAGGACGTGTGTTCCCAACACCTGTTCATCGAACTCAAGCAGCTTTACAACGTCATAAAAAGACAATTGATGATCTAACAAATAGTCTTCCAATTGCTGGAAATGATGAAGAAGTAGAAGCAAATTATGGACCTGCTAAAATAGGTCATACAGAAGAGCACATGACAAATTATTCTTCTACAAAAAAAGGATTTACAAAACCATTTTACCCTTCTAATTCAGGAACTGATTTTGCATATGCACCTACAAGTTTTCAAGAATCAGCAAATGAAATTAAATTAAATCGAATTATGCGAATGATTGAGCAGAATAGAACAGGATATGAACAACCTTCTTCTCAAGATATGATGTTATATATTTTCACTGGTGTATTCTTTCTTTTTACGTTGGATACATTTGTATCTCTGGGAAAAAGAATGCGATAAGTATTAAAAACGGATTCTTTAGTATCATATTGAATGTGTAGTACAATCAATCAATATGGTATCAGTTAATTACACCAAGACTCTTCTTAACAATGCACAAGCAAACAATAGTACATTTGGACTATATCCTTCTAGTATGTTGTTTGTAAGACCAGACACTGCATATTATAAACCTTACTTCTTTCTAGAGAAGGAACTAGACTTATATAACAAACCCGAGTATTCATTTATTCGTGAAAAGTTAGCAGGCAATATTCGTCATTGTAAAATTCTTCATGGATCTAAAACATTTTACGATTATATCGCTCATAAAGAATTTAATTCTTTAGAAGAATGGGCTGCTGATTGTGGTTCTACCATAAGCAATGTTCTGTATGGAATTAATCGTCCTTATGAATCGTACATTGATTATACAACTATACATAATCTCATTAATAAGTTCACTTCTAATAAGTTGGTGTATAATACACCTGAACAAAGAAAAGAAACTATTGAAACTATATTGGCAAGAGAAGGATTAACAGCAGATGATTTGTGGATACAAACATGTGGTAATCATATGGTTAGTTGGAGAAATTTTGTTAAAACTTGTTAAGCACGATCCATAACACGGGTCTCAAACTGAGAAAAATCATCAAACACATTATCTAACATTTCAATTTCAAAAGTTAGAGAGTATTGACTACTCCAATAAATATAACCACTAGTGGTTTTTTGATTATGAAAGCGAGTACGAATATTCATTCTATCTAATTTACCAATCGCAGGAGTATAGTGGGCAATATTCTCTTGTTCTGAGTTATCATTATAAAATTTTACCGATCCCGAAGTAAATGGAATTTTGGCAAAATATCCATCAGGATATCCTGATCTATCTGCTCCAATAGAACACTCATCACTTTTATTAAGACCTTCCATATCAATTAAAAAATATTGAATAGATCCACCTGATCCTGCTCCTACCACTGTTGGAGCAACACCAGGAAATTCTGCTGCCGCAAGACGAATAGAAACTACATTTTCGTAGACTCGAGGTAAATACACAACAAAATCTCCATTTGTAGGATATTTTATAGAATCTCGATCCCCTGAATCAACAACAAGCATTTTTTTGACCGTCTTCAATTTCTTAACAGGATTTGAAGGCGCAACTATTGCTCCATTATATTCAAACACTCTGTTCATCTTTGATATTTCACAGGGGAATTTCTACATGTCTTTTTAAACCAATTACGAGCTTTTTGAGTTTTCTTAGATTTTTTCACTAAATCTGAATCAGTTGTATAATGTGTTTTTCCACAAAGTAAAAAACTTTTAGCTCTAGCATATCCCCATTGTTCTGCGGTAGCTCCTGGACGATGCCCAGTTCTCCACGCAGCTTTTCCACGATTGTATGACCCTTTTACATATTGTAATGGGACTCCTGTAACTTTTGAATACGATTCTAAAGAGGTGGCATTAGGAAACCGTTTTTTCCATTCTAAAGTGTATTTTGATTTTTTTGTTTTCACACCTTTATCTGTTGAAAAAGGTCTATACGCTCTTGGATTCTTCCATGAGAGTTTAGATCTAGAAGAAATTTCTTTTTTTCGTTGTGTTCTTTTTCTGCTAGATAATCCACTAAAGTATCTCAGAGGACTATACATTATTCAATATCAACATTCATTTCATTTGAGTTTTTAGTAATTTTTATATTATTAAACATATCTAGTAAAGAATCTACTTCATTTTTAGGAGTATAGTATTCTGATAAATACTTCAAGGTTTTAACAAATATTAGATATGTACCTACTTCAAAATCGGATGTTTGAATCATTTGTTCAATAAGTTGTTCCATACATAATTCTGCTTGAGTTGCTCGAGTTCGAAATTCAGGATCTCTATTATCAGGATCCATCATTGCAAAATTTTCAATCCAAAATCTATACATCTTAATTCGGTCCATTTGATCATCCATCCATTCATCGTTTACAAGATTCTTTTCTATTTCTTCAATTGTTTCAAGTAGATATAAGTAATTGAGTTCCTTTTGTTCATTGCTAAAAGTCATTGCCATCTTTTCAATATATTATATGTAGATATACACTAAAAAAATCCGTTTTAGAGTTTAATCATTGATCCAGTAACCCAAATAAATACCGCAGCAGCAAGTTGGGCTAGAATATAACTTACAGCCTTTGCTTGTCCAATTTTTCCAGAGGCAAGTGCCCATGCGGTAATAGCAGGATTAAAGTGCCCTCCCGAAATCTTACCTCCCAACCCAATTGCTAAAGCTAGAGCAGAAATAATTAGAACAGGAACACCTGTAAAAGAAACTGCACCAATCAGAAGAGACGTACCAAGAAACTCAACTAAAGTAGGAGAGAACATTTTATACATAAGAATTGAGAATTTATTGTAAAACGTATTCTAAAACATCTAGATCATAGATAGCAGAATGGCACTTACAATTCATGGATATAAGATTGCAAAAAAAGATATACCAAATCTTCATCATCTAAAAGGATTACTTACTGTAAAACCATATGTTCCTTCTGTATTTGTAAAACCCCAATATGTTCAACGCTATCCTGTTTACTTTGAAACAGAGCAGGACATATACGTTCCAAAACACTATGGCATTGAAACATTCGGTCCTCACATGTCTTCCACACGTGATGTAAAAATGACTGATCTGAAATACTGGGAGTTTTTCGGATCCTTAAGGCCGGTACAGGAAGAGGTTGTGAACTCTTTTCTAACTCCTCAACCACGCGATGGAATTCTATCACTCCAGACTGGGGGTGGTAAAACAGTATGCGCATTATATATTGCTTCGAAACTTAGACTTCCGACAATCGTATTAGTCCACAATACATTCTTACGTGATCAATGGCTAGATAGAATTAAGGCATTTCTTCCAAAGGCAAGAATTGGATCTGTTCAAGGAGACATTATAGATACTTCTGAAAAAGATATTGTTGTCGCAATGCTTCAAAGTGTTTCAATGAAAGAATATTCTAAAAATACTTTTGAAAGATTTGGATTAGTTATAGTTGACGAATGTCATCATATCGCATCAGAGGCATTTGTACAAGCTATTCCTAAACTAACATCCAAATATATGCTAGGTCTTTCTGCTACTCCTGAACGTAAAGATAGATTAATGTATGTAATTAATTGGTGTTTGGGTCCTTTATTATATAAATCAGATACATCAGACAAAATTGATGAAAAAGTAAAAGTAGAAGTATATGAATTTGAACCTAAAGATACATCATACAATGATGTAATCTACAATCACGCAGGAGTAATGTTTACATCACTCATGATTAATAAAGTTGTAGAATATGAACCACGAAATAATTTTGTTGTTGAAATTTTGAAAGATTTGTATGAAGATAAGGAACGAGAAATTCTTGTTTTAAGTGATCGAGTAGATCATACAAAAGTTTTATTTGATTTATTGCCTCCCGAAATTCAAGAAGTATCATGTATTCTTGGTCGGAATGTAAAATCAGCTCAAAGAGCAGAATGGTGTGAATCAAAACGGATCTTAATTGCCACGTATTCAATGTGTAAGGAAGGATTTGATGTCGCGAAACTTAATACCCTTGTTATCGCAACTCCTCGACCCGATGTTGATCAAATCGTTGGACGAATATTACGAACAGAGAAAAGCAAGAGAAAAATTGATCCGCTCATTATCGATATCGTTGATCCGGCATTCCGTAGGCAATTTCAGGAAAGGGTATCCTTATACAATAAACGAAACTATAAGGTTGAAAAAATGAAAATTATTTAAACTTGTCATTAATAATTGACGTATCATTTCGAATATTTCTAATTAAATTAATAAATCCACCTTTCGAAATTGACAGTAATTTATCTGCCATAGCAATAATATAAATATCACATATAAGATTTTTGATTTTAGTTTCGGCTGAAATGTTTGAACCGTGTAAATTTTGTGAGGGTATACTAGGAAATTCTGTAAAATTAATTATATTTAAGTTTTTTGATCTAAAATAATCGATTGAATTCTTATCGTCGGTAGCTATGTATACTGTTTCATATGAATGAATTAACTCTTTATTAGTTTCATATAGAGACTTATAGTCGCATGTATAATCAGTATTTCTAATTTGAATACATAAATATTTATCTGGTAACTTATTAAATTCACACTTTACATGATCTGTAATATTTTGTTTAAAATATAAATTTTTAAATAATTCTATTGGATTACCACTTCCACATCTAGCATGAATTATTATATCATCACTACACGTTTCTATTGGCAATGTTAATATTGTATTATCTATTCTGAATACTCCTCCATCGCGTACCCAGTTAAATACCCAGCTATCTACATGTCTGTCTATAACACTATGTGGATAAATAGTTAATGTATTCTTGGCGATTATTGTACGAATAATATGTATATCTGTAGTTATTTCAATAGGAATATTCTTAAGATAAAAATAATCTGAAAAAATTATTTTATATTCTCCTTTAGTTGTATCTAACAACAGATGTCTATTAGTTTTTATACAATATTCAATAATAAGTTGTATACCTACTAACATATCATTAAATCCACCGTGTGGCGAGAAATAAACATACATTTATATATTATACACCATAACCTTCGTCAAAATCAAAATCTGCTACTAGTTCATAATCTCTATTAAATCTTTCTTCACGCCTATCACCATAATCGCCATAATCAACTTGTTGTTCAATTCCATTCACAATAGCAGCTTGGTCATCTTCTACATCTCTTGTAGCATTGTAACCTTCTTCTGGTCTATCTTCATCAAGTTCTTGTGATATTTTTGCATACTCGGTTTCTGGATCAGGTAATCTATATTCTTTTGCAAAAATCTCGCGATCTTCATTGGTAATTATATAAGGAGCAATACCAATATCTAGTAACATTTTTGTAGCTTCACGTTCTGTATCATTCATCTGTCTCATTCTTTGCTTAAAAACTTCACGTTCACGTGTTCGTAGATCAGAATCTTGTTTTGTAGCTTGATCTTTTGTTAGTAAAATCATACTAAATACCAAATCACGTTGTGTAGCTGTATTTAAAGCAGAAAGAAGTCCAGTTTTATTTTTATCTTTTGTAACTTCATGTATTAGTTCATATATAATACCACGAACAGCATCACGAACTAATGATTTATCATGTGTTGTCTGTAAAAATATGTTTATAGATCTATACTCTGCTACAGTTTTTAGTGGAAAAGATTCGCGTGATAAGACATCCAAAATACGATTTAGTAAAGAAAGAAAGGCAATACCATCTGTATCTGATTTTAGAAATGTATCAATTTTATCTAACTTTGTAGATTTGGGAAATCCTAATCCAGCTCTACGACGAATTTCAGAATCTGTAAATAAAACCATTTTAGGAGATTCATGAACTTTATAGATATATTTTGCCAAATTAGATGGTTTTGTTGGACTCAGAATAATAGGATCCTGAACAACATTTGGAGGTAATCTTCCAGTTAAATATGTTTTTGGCATAGGAATATTACACTCAGATTTCTTTTCTTCTTCACCAATTTTTTCAGATGGACTATATGATGGTTTTTCAATACGAAGAACCGGAAGTGATAATTGACTTATTGTAGTTGTATCTAATGGAACTTGATATCTTTCTTTAGCAGCTAAAAATTGCGTCTTAAATTTTTGGGCAGCTTGTTTAAGAAACATAATTGATTCTTTACGAACTTCTTTTGGTTTTGAAATTACTAATCTTAGTAAAGTTGTCGTAGGACCCTTAAATGTATTAGGTGATGACTCAAATGTAGTTTTCAAAATTGAAATTACAATATCAAGTGTAGGTGAATCGGCAGAATCTTCTGTGTCACGAGGATATCCTGTAAGTTTCAAGATTTTAGATCCAAATGAACGTCGTGGAATTAGAAAAGGATTATGTGTTTGTAGAAGTACAACCATTCCTGCTATACCAAGAATACCTTCTGTTCTTTCTTTAGCTGTTTTTTCAATCTTTTTATTTGATCTAAGAACATTTGTTAATTCTCTAATATTTTGAAGAATTGGAAGTAATTGAGATTCAGTTGGAAGAACTTGAACAAGTGAGAGAAGCAAATACAAAATGGCTTCTCCAGGATTTTCTAATACGAAGGCAGGTTTCAATTTATTAATTGAATTAGCAAAAGCAGCTACATGAGTTTCTCCATGAAATGACGAAGCTTCTAAAACATCATGTGATTTAATGACATTTCCTTCTTCATCAAAATCATCTTGAGATGTATATACATCAGCATTAATTCGTTCACCGCAAAAAATACATGAACGAAATCCTTCATCAATAGCAGTCCATTTATTATAAAAATCATCTTTATCATTCTCTAATTCACCACGTAGTTCTGCTAATGTATGACTACAAATCAAAAAGGAATCTGTAGTATCAAAATACAAGGCTTCTTTTAAAGAACTTCCTCTTAAAAGTTTTTCAATTCCTTCAGCTTTATCGATAGGCATACGATCTTCATCTTTTAGAACTGCTATAATTTGTCTTCTAAGATCTGATTGTGATTGACTAGCATACTTCTCATATACAATAGGTTTCTCTTTTGTTTCCAAAAATTGAAAGAATTTTAGAAGTTGTTGATGTTCTTTTAAAATTTCTGTATCAGTCGTTTCTTTCCACGCAATCTTATTTCCAACTAAAAAATCAGATTTTTCTTGAACAATTTGAGATACAGGAATACAATGTCCTACTGGAAGAGGCTTGTGTTTATCAACTGCTGAATTTATATCATTCCATGAAGGAGAACGATACACACCCGAATTTAAAAATCCATCAAATGTATCTGTAATAAAACATTCTTCTGGAGTACTTTGAATGAGAGCAGTCATAGGTTTCTCTCCAAGAATAGCAGGCGTAACAAGTCCAGCATTTCCAGCTTTTGAAAGGATCATTTTCACAACAAGTGCACCGTTATCTTCTTGATTTGCTAACCAAAATCTAGGTTCAATACCTGGATACCATTTTTCAACATAAATATCTTGTAAGTTTTTAGAGGGAGCTGATTCATCTGATTGAGATGGAAATCCTACAGATACTATAGTTGGTGTAGCAGAGATTGTATCTGAAGGTGGAAACTTATCTTTCCATAAATTCCATGGAATCTGATTCAATTTTAAATCATAAATCTTTAAGAACTTTTTACCTTCAGAATATGGTTGAGATGTAACTGGAACACCATGTGTTACTATAGCTTCTATAGTTGGAAATACATGATTTAAAGGTTCATCTGTTAAAAATTTAGAAGGTTCATTTGAGGCAAGAAATGGGTGTCCTGAAAGAGGATTAGGAATATCAAGAGGCCGTTTATTAATATAAAACCCTTTGACTTTTATATCATCAGCTGTATTTGCCATAGGAATTTTTACTACACTAAATGACCCATCTTCATGAATAACACCTTTTGTACGTTGATATGTTGGAAGAGTATGTATTGTATTTTTTCCATCTTCATTCACTAGTATTCCTCCTTCTGTATACGATACACCTTGTGATCCGGTTGTCTTAAATGGTTTGGGTAAAGCAGATAACATTCGGGGATAATAATTTGCAGTTGCACGAAGATTAGGTTTATACAAGGGATTCCAGTTTGTTGCGTATGGATATGTGACAAGTTCTAAATCAGAATAAATAGGGTTTACCCAATCTACATGAACTTCTTTACGAGAAAAATCAACTTTATAATCTGTATCTGTTATCGTAATAACATTTTCATAAATCTCTCTTAATCTATCGACTTCTCCTGAAATTTTACTATATTCAAATTTTGTAATCTTCCCTTTTTTAGGAAGAACTTTATCAAAATAATCAGTTAACTGCTCATCCAGAGTAAAAAATCGTAATGACTCTGGTCTTGATATCTCTTCTTCAAAATCAATACTTTCAATTACTTCAAATTCACTAGCAGGGTCAAATCTTATAAATCCCGCCTCCATTGTTATTCTATAGACCCTTTTCTACTACTGAACAATATTCCTCAATGGCATCATGTGCCGCCTTTAAAATTGTTTCTGGTTTCTTAGAAGTATTAAATCGCAAAACCATTGTTTTCTTGAGAGGGTGTGGAATATCATATGATACAAAATTTACATTTGCGTCACCATAAATTATTTCTTGAAATAAGTAGCCAATTGTATGTCCACCTCGTTCTAAAGAAACAGAATAGGTTCCTTCATCTGATTCTCGTTGTATATTTTCTAAAGCTTCCTTCATATATTCATCTATCTGCTTACGAAGAATAGAAACTCCCATTTTAAGGATTTCTCTTGATTTAAGAATACCGACACTTTCAACGCTTAGATTAAACCAATTAGGTCGACCTTTTTCATCTCGAGAGTAATACCTCTGGACAAGAGAGTTATCAAATATACGAAGATCATTTCCTGATTCTTCAAATTCCTTACGAGCTTGTTTTGCTAGATCCGGATCAACATGCCAAGATGTTGTAGCCGTACAAACCTGTGACACTTGATCATTTTCAAGAGCAAGTCGTCCTTCAATATGAACTGATTCACCTTTTCGTACTCGAAGAAATAAGAGAGGAGTTTCAAGGTCACGATCTTTCATAATAATTTCAGGATTAGCAGAAGTAATCTCAAAATCATCTGTGGTAATTGTTCGAGTATCTTCACCATTATCTGGTAAAACTTGAAGACGTATCTTTGCATCTTTAATTGTAGTTGAGTCAGTAGGTGATACTTTCATAGGAAGCATTTCCATTCGATGCTTTAACATCTCATGTGGCATCTGAGTAGTGTTTTCCATAATCTGAACATCTCGAACTACAACAGTTGGTATACTACCAATTAGAATACGACGAAGTCCATTGACAAATGATACTGGAAAATTCTTGAGTTCACAGTCAAGCTCAAATCCATTATTTGAAACTTTTAAATTCTCAATACTTGTCATTTTACTATCTATATGTTTCGTTATTGTTTCATCCGTTTTTTTCGTGAAAACTGAACAACATGTCACAGCCATATCTTTTTTATAGTGAACGCTGTCCGAATTCTAAGCAGATTATTGAGACGCTAAAAGGTCTAAATAAAGCAGGATTGTATAAGTTTGTTCTTGTAGAGGGCCTAGCAAGAGAACAAATTCCTTCTTTTCTTACCAAGGTTCCTACACTATATATTCCTGATACGAAGGATGTAATTGTAGGTAAAGATATTTATGGTTATATTGCCAAACCTACAAATGCTCGCAAAGAACTTCCAACAGCCCCTGCTATTGCTCAAGGTGGAGCTTCAGCTTCTGCTCCAGGAGAATATAATCCATGGGGATTTGAAGGAAGTGGAAGATTAGGTGAATCATATTCTGATTGGAATAATCCTAATACACCTATGTCAGAAGGTGGAAGTCTTTGGACTTTTTTAGATGCTCCAATTACTACACAAGGTGGTCAAGATCTAAAAACTCAACCAACAAGTGAAAATACACTAAAAAGTAAAACCGGATCGAATTCTGATGTATCTTCAAGAATGGAAGAAATGACAAAACAACGGGAAAAAGAGTTTGGAACTATTACACGTAAATAAATGTAGCTTTCACATAAACAGCCACTAGATTATAAATGGCTTCAAAGACTATATTGATGACTGCTCTTTTTGATCAGTTTACATCATTTATTAGTGAATTACAAGAAATGTATCCCGAAGATTCAGATTTTCCACTTTATATTACAAGCATTCGGTTATTAAGAAATACTAATCCATCTATGCTTGTAAAGTACATTTATGATAACACAAGTCAATATGAGGAAAAAATCATGAGCAAGGATGAGAATTTCTTCCTTGATAATAATTTTGCACAATCTAGTCAAGTAGATATGAATATATTTGAAAAGTTAAAGAAATATGTTATTAATATGAGTCCAGAATCAAAAGAAAGTGTCTGGAAATATTGCCAAAATATTATTCGTTTAACAAAGGCATGTCGCTCTTAGAATATGTTTCATAACTTAATTTAGGATCATTTTCAATTAAATCAAAGCCATATAAATCTTTAGGCTGCAGCTCGTTCAACTCACGGACCGCATTCTCATGATCTTCAAAATTTCTAAACAAAATTTGGTTAACTTCTGCAGGGCTCCATTTATAGTCTTCACAATTTAGACCAATTATTGACTTATCGTAAAAGCTTGTTACCATTTCATTTAAAATAATACTATTACATTTCTTAAAATGAATTATCATATCAATTCTGCCAGGTCTAATTAAAGCACGATCAATACGCTCAGGAAAGTTAGAAGAGATAGTGATTATTCTACCAGAAGATTCTAATGTGCCATCTAGCAAATTAAGTAGAAAAGATAAATCAATAGGTTCTTTTGCATCTTCGTCTTGCATATCTAACCAAGGATCACCTGTCTTTTTAGGCTTTTCTTCTACACTAGAAGTAGGCTTTTTCCATTCACGACGAAGAACTGTATCACCCATAGCATCAATATCTTCAATTACATATAGTCTTTCATGAACTGGAATTGTATAACGTTCTGTTGTATTGCCATTAAATACATGAATCTCTTCATTAAAGAAAAGGTGGCGTAATTGAGCTTTTGTTTTTATTTCAGATAATTGAACATTAATGATATGTCTACGAGCAGTATTTGCAATAGCTTTTACAGAAGATGTTTTTCCAGTACCAGGTCCTCCATGAAATAAAAATCCAAGTGTATAAGGAATACCTTTCTTTTCATACCAATCACGACGATTTAAAAAGAAGTTCACATGGTTTTTAACATTTTGGCGTTGTTCAAAGAAAACATTATCAAATGTACGAGTTGTATAAAACTTATGTTTTGTGTACACAAGATGTGAATTAGGTAATGGATTTTGAGTTGTTTTAGCACGTCCTTTTGCATTTGTCATCATATCAAAATAGTATAAAGAAGTTCCAAGTTTATTTGCCATACGTCTTTCATAATCATGATTACATTTATCCACAAATGTTTGTAGGTAACGAATATCATGTTCATAGCAAAATAGTTTGAACCGAATCATTTCAACCTGTTCATCATTATGCTTAAGAGTTAACAGTTGAAAAAATAGATCAGGTTCTATTTGAATTGGTTCAAATTCATATGGTAAATATTCAGGGTGATTCATACATAAAATATTTTGAATAACAGGAAGAGTTGTAATATAGCTAATAATAGCATCCATACGCACAATATTAATGGATTGTGTTGATTGTTTTGAAGTATTTTGTGGCACATTTCGTTCACATTCAATCGTACAACATTTATTTTCTTTTAACACAATGGTTTGTTTACGTCTACAACAAAACATCATTTTAGTTTAAAAATGCTTAATCTATATAAATGGATTAGACTTAACGATTTTTACCAATACACATGTCTAATGTTTGAATGTTCGAATTAACTGGTTTTGAACGTTTAAGACGAAGTTGTTCACTTGCCTTTTCTACAACATCACTTGATAAACATACATATTTTCGAATATCTCTTAGAGGTCCTTGAACATTCATAGAAGGAAATTGAAGACGAATAGGTGGAAGTTCAGATAAAACTACTTCATTCATATTAGTTAAGTAATCACGATACTGCTCTATATCAAGAACACCTCCAAACATACGTAATAATGTACGTGGAGGAGCTGGTGATAATTCACGAGTTTTATAAAGTTCATAATACACTTTACGAAGTAGGGCATGTTGTGTCCATTTTAGTGAATCTGAAATACGATTATCAGCATAATTATATGCTAATGCGCATTCTGGAGAGCAAAAGTTTCCTTCTGCCGTATAAATATTTTTATAAGCATCATAAGATTTTGGAAGAACACATCCATTCCAATTGAATCCATGACAACACCAAAAACATGCTGTTTGAGGAGTATATCTGTCTGAATATACATTATTCAAAACTGATTTTAAAAGATCTGTGTTAAATCGATCTGTATTACGTGAAACTTCAAATGTATTTAAAATTTCAGAATATGAAACTAATCCTTTATTAGCAGGAATAATAGATTGTTCAGTTTCTTCATCACCTATTCGAAGAAAAAAAATTACAGGTGTTTCTGTTATAACTACTGGTATTTCTTTTTGTACATTTTTCACCTTTCGTGGTGGCATTTAACATAATTAAGTTAAAAACGTGAAAACAGAAGTCAAGTTACTTAATAATGAATTTAAATAATATTATATGGTCAAAAGGACCTATAAGAAATTTTTATTCTTTTCAACAAACAGAATTAGTTTCAAGTGAAGATTTTATAATTAAACTTATTAAATCATCAAAACATATTTTATGGATACGTAATACAAGTAAAAATTATGATACTAATACAGATTTAGATTTTGTAAGTAAAAATCTGGAATATATAGCATTTCCATTAATATTAATCACAACAGATGGTGATAGATCTGTTCCAAGTTCATATAATAAAGATAATGTACAACGTATTCTAGAGTGTCCTAAAATAATTAAATGGTATACACAAAATTATGATAAAACTATAATTCATCAAAAATTAAATTTCTTTCCAATAGGATTGGATTTGCATACTTCAAAATGGTTAATTAACAATTCAGTTATGGATAAATTAAAATTTATGATTGAAATGAGAAAAAATACAAATAAAATGTATAAAAAAATTATTTGTGATGCTCATTTAAGTATATCTCATACTGAACGAATCGATATGTATAAAACACTTAAAGAAAATAATTATATTACATTTTTAAAAAATAAAATATCATTTGAAGATATCACATATACATATAATACATATCAGTTTGCATTATCTCCAAGAGGAAATGGGTATGATTGTCATAGAACATGGGAATTATTTTTATCTGGATGTATTGTAATAACTAAAACATCACCATTAGATGAGATGTTTATAAATAATAATCTTCCAGTTGTAATAATAAAAGATTGGAATGAATTAAATGAAAATATAGAAAATAAACTAAATGAATGGTATTTGAAATATAATTCTCTTACAAGTTTTGAAAATATTTACCCTAAATATTCATTTGATTATTGGGTTCATGCTTAATGTAAAACGAATTTACATGTGTGAATATCCAACAACTACTACAGACTTAAGATGACAGATTTATCAAAACAATATCGTAAGCATACGCATCGTGAGCATATTTTATCGCTTCCCGATACGTATATTGGTTCAATTGAAAATGCTACTGAAGAATTATTTGTTGTAGATGGAGAGACCTTTGTAGAAAAATCCATTTCTAATTTCAATCCAGGATTCTATAAATTATTTGATGAACTTTTGGTAAATGCGCATGATCATGTTGTGCGACTAAAACAAAAAGGAAGTGAAAATCCTGTTAAACATATTGAAATTTCGGTAGTAGATGGAAAAACAATTGTTATGAAAAATGATGGTGAATCTATTGATGTAGATAAACATCCAGACTATGGAGTTTATATTCCTCAAATGATATTTGGTGAATTACTAACGTCTACAAATTACGATAAAACTGAAAAAAAATTAGTGGGTGGAAAGAATGGATATGGTGTTAAACTAGTTAATATCTTTGCTAAGAAACTAGTATTAAATATTGTAGATGGAAAGCGTCAACTAAAATACACACAAACATTTGAAAACAATATGTCAGTTATTGGAATGCCAACTATAAAGGCATGTAAAACTAAACCTTATGTTGAACTTGAATGGACTCCAGATTTTACTAGATTTGGTTGGAAAGAAGATAAGATTCCTGAAAATCTACTTAAGGTTATTGAGAGACGCGTTTATGACTTGGCAATGACAGTTGGAAAAGATGTTAAAGTTACATGGTGTAATACACCACTTAAATTTCGTGGATTGGCAAGTTACGCATCATGGTATTTGCCAAAAGATGCTACTATACTCACAGAAACTCCACAAGTTGGTTGGGATATAGCAATTGCTGATTCCTCTTTCGATAAAGCGTTTAGTGTAAGTTTTGTGAATGGCATTTGGACCAGAAGTGGAAAACATGTAGATGAAATTACAAATCAAATTGTTTCATATATTGTAACGTATTTGGAAACTAAAAAGAAAATTAAAGTAAAACCAGCACTTGTTCGTGATTCCCTAGCAGTATTTATTAATTGCCTTGTTGAAAATCCATCGTTTAGTTCACAAACAAAAGAAGTTCTAACTTCTAAAACTAATTGTAAACTTGATGATGCCTTTCTAAAGAAAGTTGTTACAAAACTTGGAATTGTTGATAAAGTATTGGAAGCACAAGATGCGAAAGACGCAAAAGACATGAAAAAGACAGATGGAAAGAAACAATCTAAGATTACAGGACTTCCTAAATTGGATGACGCAGTATATGCTGGAACCGCAAAGAGTCATGAATGTGTTCTGATTCTTACTGAAGGAGATTCAGCTAAAGCTATGGCTCTAAGCGGTCTTTCTCAGGAACAACGTAAGTATTATGGAGTCTTTCCTCTAAAGGGTAAACTTCTAAATGTAAAAGATATTTCTGCGAAGAAAGTGGAGGCAACAGAAGAAATTGCTAACTTAAAGAAAATTATTGGTCTGGAGTCTGGTAAAAAGTATACAGATGTTCGTTCACTTCGATATGGAAAAGTTCTAATTATGACTGATCAGGATTATGATGGATCACATATTCGTGGTTTGTTAATTAATATGTTTCATGAATTATGGCATGAATTAATTAAGATTGCTGGATTCATTACTTATATGGCTACTCCAATTGTAAAGGCAACAAAAGGAAAACTTTTGAAATCTTTCTATACTCAATACGAATATGAAGAATGGCGTAAATTGGATGAATCTAAAGGATGGAAAGTAAAGTATTATAAAGGATTAGGAACATCTACACGTGATGAGGCAAAAGAATACTTTAAATCTCTTAATATTGTAGATTATGCGTATTCTGGTGATTTATCAGATACATCTATTGACTTAGCTTTCAATAAAGCTAAAGCTGATAATCGTAAAGATTGGTTGAAGACATATGATAGAGCAGAAATTGTTAACGCAGGACCTGGTGAAAAATTGATGTATGAAGATTTTGTAAATAAAGATTTAATTCACTTTTCAAACTATAATTTAGAACGATCTATTCCAAATGTTATGGATGGTTTAAAAACATCTCAACGTAAAATTCTATATTCTGCTTTTAAGAGGAATTTAAAATCAGAAATTCGAGTAGCTCAATTTGCAGGTTATGTGAGTGAACATTCTGGATATCATCATGGTGAAGCTTCACTGAATGATGCCATAATTGGTATGGCTCAAGACTTTGTAGGGTCTAATAATCTTGCATGGTTAGTTCCTCAAGGACAGTATGGTACTAGGTTACAAGGCGGTAAAGATTCAGCTTCTCCTCGTTATATTCATACATATTTACAACCATATATTTCACATCTTGTTCCATCCGATGATTTGGATGTCTTAGTATATCGTGATGATGATGGAATACCTGTAGAACCTGAATGGTATGCTCCTATTCTTCCAATGTTATTAGTGAATGGATGTCGTGGTATTGGTACTGGTTATTCTACATTTATTCCATCCTTTAATCCATCTGAACTAAAATCTGCGATTGTAGAATGGTTGGAAAAGGGTAGTGGATTAGATAGAGAATTTAGTCCTTGGACACGTGGATTCAAAGGTAAAATTTCAAAGATTGATAAGCAAGATTATCTTGTTGAAGGTGTTTGGAAAACTGAAGGAGATACTGTTACAATTACAGAACTTCCTATTGGAACATGGACATCTGATTTTCGTGAAACTTTAGATAAACTTTCGGCTGATGGAACTATTAAAGATTATACAGATACTTCTACTGATACAGATATATTGGTGAAAGTAAAAGTTGGAAGTGGTGGGTTGCCTGCTATTGAAAAGCATTTGGTTGATAAATTGAAATTGACAAATATGCACGCATTTGATTCTAAATGTGTAATTCATAAATACAATTCTCCAAATGAAATTTTACGAGAGTTTGTAGGTGTTAGATTAGAACTCTATGAAAAACGTCGTGAATTTATGTTGAATGCCTTAAAAGATAAATTACCTTATCATTCTAATGTTGTACGATTCATAAAACAACAATGTGAAGAACTACCTAAACCTGACCTAAGACGCAAAACTATAGAAGAATGTGATGTTTTACTAGAAAAAGAAAAGTTTGTGAAGCTAAAAGATTCATACGATTATCTAATGAACCTACCTATTTCTTCACTAACTCTTAAAAACATGAAAAAACACGAACAAGATTTGGAGGAACTTAAACGAAAAATTATAGATTTAGAAGCAAAAACAGATAAGGATTTATGGTTGGCTGATTTGCAAAATTTAAAGATTTAAGAGAATCCTTCACCAACAGCTATCCAATAATATTGTGTCAAATTTAAATTTACAATATTTGCAGAATTAGCATTGTATGTATTTAGTACGGGTATAGTAGGAACAGGATCTCCTGCAGTCCATGGTCCAACTGGTGTAACACTTATTGATCCAAAAATATTATATGGTTCGGGAAAAGATATTGTGTATGTTGTAACTCCGCTAGCAAGTGTAAAACTACCCCATTGTAATAAAAGATTATTAAATTTAACATATGTTCCTGAAGGACCCGTTACTGCATAGGGTAATGCATTAGAACCAGTCGGTCCAGTCGGTCCAGTTTCTCCGGTAGAACCAGTCGGTCCAGTCGGTCCAGTCGGTCCAGTTTCTCCGGTAGAACCAGTCGGTCCAGTCGGTCCAGTTGGTCCAGTCGGTCCAGTTAGTCCGGTAGGCCCTGGTAATCCCAATGGTCCTGTAGATCCAGTTAGTCCGGATGGTCCTGTAGGACCTGTATCTGCTGTAGGTCCACATGGTATTTTTAACACTAATGAAGTTGTATACTCACCTGCTGTTTTAAATGACATTATTATATTGTTCCAACAGAAAACCAGTTATACCAAGATCCTACCTGATTACCAGTAGGTCCTAAGTTCATTAGATCTTCAATATTAAAAATTGTTTGACCAGATAAATTCTGATCAATATTGATTAATTGATAATTGCTTGGACTTCCTATTGTAGGAGGTGAAGTGGGTGGGAAAAGCGTAGGATAAAGATTAAATGATGGAATTAAATTTACAACAGTATTAGAGGGATTGTATGTTGGAACACTCGGATCAATATAAAAAGGTGTATTAATAGTACCACCACCGCCACCCCCAATTGGAAAACTACTACCTATGCCTGCCCCCCATTGAATCATAAAATTATTAAAGGCAAATCCTCCTGACTCCATTCCAGATGGCGTAGGAATATAAAATGACTCAGGAAGAGTTACAGGACTTGTATTAGCAGGTCCTTGAGGTCCTTGAGGACCGTCTGGCTCCGAACCGTTATTTCCTAGTGGACCAGAAGGACCATCATATACTGATCCCATTGAACCTTCTTGACCAATATCACCATAACCACCCGTTGGACCTGTTGGTCCTGTAGGACCTGTTGAACCAGTTTCTCCACGAGGTCCTTGTGGACCCACATAAGCACAATTTGAATCTAATAGAGGTGTATTATTACGTGTACTTCCTGTTAAGAATACCATGTTATATTAAGTTTACAAATTTTAGGGTATAACCATAACAAATGGAGCTAAATTATCAGCAAATTTTAGCAGAAGTATATGATGATAATTCTAAGAATGTTTTAGTTTATCAAACTGAATATGATGATGAAGAAATTCCACAGTTTGAAGATCATGATTATGATGCTAATAGTTTACCAGATCCTGAAGAATTTAATAAATTTGCGGGAGATAGAGGAAAACCAGAACATATAATTCAACCTCCTAAAAAGGCAGCCGGTATAGGTTTATCAAGTATTAAAAAAGATAATGAATTTCGTATGAATGTTTTAAATATTGATGGGCAATTCCGCAGTAATATTACTCCTGGTTCAACAACTGATTGTCAAGGAAATATTACATATGAAACATCCACTAATAGTATACAATCAGGTAGTAATTTTTATTTTAGAACTGCTCGACAATACAATAATGTACATTCAGTTGAGATAACATCTATAGAATTTCCAAATAATTTTTATACGTTTTCTACTTCTAGAGGAAATACTTCATTTACCATAGTATATCCTTCATACAACATCAATGCATTGCTAACTATTCCAGATGGAAATTATACAGATATTGTAAATACAACTACAGTATCGCCTTATTTACCTGTGTCATCAACAGATCCAACACCTTCAACTAATCCTGACTTAAGCACATTTACCGGTATAATTCAACAAGTTATTAATGACAATATTAATACGAGTAGTGTAGATGTTGTTGATTATATAAAAATAAATTATAATTCAAATATTCATAAGATTTATTTTACCGGATCAAATGATGGTAATAACACATTTACAATTATATTTCCAACAACTGAAACAAATTCATTTGGCAATGGATTAGGATATAATTTAGGAATATTAAGTCAAAGTGTTACATCTTTTCCTCAATCATTGCCAAAATATTCTTTTTCTATTGTTGTGAATTCACAAGCAATTATAGCAAATACATTTCCGGATACAATACAAGATACTTACATATATTTAAAGTTATCTGATTGGGATCTAATTACACATCAAAATTCTAATCAAACAAGTTTTACTGCCTTTTTGAAAATTCCATTAACAGCTCCAAAATACTCAATGCAATTTGATAATAATTCTTTAAACACAACTTCTAAAAAATATGTATTTCATCAACCAACAAATATTAGTTTAATTATTATTACTCTATTAGACGCATATGGAAATCCGATTGATTTACAATTTAGCACATTTTCATTAACTCTTCAAATACAAGAAGTTCTTTCAAAGGCAACATATGAAACTTTATTGGAAAATACCTAAAAGATTGTATAAGAAACAAGTAAATGGATAGGTCGGCTTTTGTAGATCCTCTAAGTGTTAAGAGTCATTATAATTTGACTTCTAGTAATCACCTGTTCCCTGCTCCTCAACATAATGGTGCAGTACCAAATATTAAAGATAAAGTAGGAAATGCATACGCAGCTACTGCCTATAAATCTACTCCTCAAATGGACGGTATGTTTGGTGATTCGATACGTCGTGATCTTGTAGGTCATATTCACTATGCGACTCCCCTGAATGAAGTGTTTTTTAGCAGCGCTAATATTGAAACGATTCAAAAGGGGATTCAAGAGCAGGTGTATCGCATGAGTGGTAATAAATATATGGTAGACAAACAAGATGAACAACAAATCAAAATTATTATGAGAAGTTATTACTTGATGTATTCAGATAACAATAATGCTACAATCGCAGAAGAACTTGCTGATTTGAATGGTCGTGTGGTTGGATACGCTTCAGCAAAAGTTTATTCAGAAGTCGATTTTCATCAATTTTATCTAAGTGATTTGGAAGACTTTGCGCCTCCTATTGCCAATCCAATGAATGTTGGAGTTTATGGAACGCGTACAGGTGAGTTGAAATCATTCTTTTAGGCATGTAATGGAGTTACTAACATTTCATGATCGCGTGTATGGTAAATGTAATGGTAAATTATATACGTTTGAAACTACTTGGGATTCTTTCCGACCTATTTCTGGTATTGGATGGAATGGTAAACAATTAGTTCCAATCGACGCAGAATATAAAACAAATTTGTTTAGTTCTGAGTATGGTTATGGATCTGTAAATGAAAAGGCAGAATGTAGACGTTTAACTCAAGAAACAGAATTATCAGAAACAAAAGAGATTAAAGATCCTATCTATATGTGGAAATGGTATGGTGAAAAGAATGTAAAGTGGTGGAAAGATCGTCCATGTGTATTTGTATCACCATGTGTATCTAAAGATACGCAGTCATGGAAACAGTATTTAAAATATCTTGAAGTACGTGCTAAAACTTTGAGAAAACCTTTTAAAGGACGTGCGACAAAACGTTTACTTCCAAAATGAATTAAGAATGTAAATGCGAGTCAATTTGATTTCCAATCATCGTAAGAATACTGGACTATCTAAAGATGTTGATATTATGCGTGGTCTTCTTACAGCTGTATTTGATACAAATGTTGAAATAAGATTAGTACAATATTCGCTTCCTCAATGTCAAGAAGCTGATGTAAATGTATTTTTTGAAGTTATAGCTCCATCTCTGTTTTCATACGCAGCCAAAAATATTTGGATTCCAAATCATGAATGGACTTTCAAAACATGGGTTCCATATCTAAATATGGTCAATGAGATTTGGGTAAAAACACATGAAGCTGAACGTATTTTTAAACAATTAACACCTACACATGTAAGATATATTGGTTGGACTTCATTAAATAAACAATTCCCAGAAAAGAAGAATTATTATAAGGCAATTGTTCCTATTGGAAAAAATTTGTATAGAGAAATTGATATTCTTTTTAAAGCTTATTTGAAAATTCAAAAAAATGCTCCTATTGATTTTACACGTCTTCCATTTTTACATATAGTTTCTTCGAAAGAACTTCAAGTTCCCGAAAGTATAGCTGATAGAGTTTTGGTTCATTCAAATATTTCAGATAATGATTATGATGAACTTCTAGCAGAATGTGGATTGTGTATTTGTCTTTCTAGAGCTGAAGGATTTGGACATGCGATAAATGAATCTATGGCATCAGGATGTAACTTGATTTTATCTTCTATCAAACCATTTTTAGAAGATTTAGTAGGTGAAGTAAATGTAGGTGTTAATTTTGTTTCAGTAGAAGAAACGATAGATAATGAATATTGTTTTGGAACACTTGTATCATCTAATGTAGATTCACTAGTTACAGAATTGACAGACTATATTGATATTCCATTTAAGGAACGTAAATCTGGATCAGAATTTATGCGTAAAGTATACGAAACAAATCACAAAAGTTTTATGGAACGTATGAAGACTCTACTTCCTCAAGTGTTTCATGTAGAGACGCCATATTCTATAAAAGATACTATGCCTAAAGAAGATGAACTTCCAAATGTTTCAATTGTATGTATAACTCATGATAGACGTATTTTTATGCCTGTTCTAAAATATTCATATATGATTCAATCATATCCTGAAGAAAAGATGGAATTAATTATTGTTGATGATGGAGATGATCCAATTGAAGATACTTTGATTGGAGTTCCTAATGTTACTTATGTAAGATTAGATGAACAGAAAACAATTGGTGAAAAGCGTGATATTGGTGTATCTAAGGCAATGTATGATATTATAACATTTATGGATGATGATGATGTGTATCCTAATAATAGTATTATTGAACGTACAGCTATGATGTTAAAAACTCCTGCGAAAGAGTGTGCGTTTTCTAGTGTTATTCCATGTTATGATATCGCAAACTATTGTTCATTTATGAACATTCCTCCTATAACACTTCCTATGTCTGAAAGAGTTTCTGAAGCTACTCTAATTTTTACTAAAAAGTTTTGGGAAGAACGTAAATTCGGCGAAGTTCAAATAGCTGAAGGTGACGCATTTATTCGCGGTCGCGAACATATGTGTCGAGAGTTATCTCCTCAAGAAGTGATTGTGAGTTTAGTTCATCCTAAAAATACATCGGCTCGTAAAGTTCCTGAGTTCAAAGAACCCAATGGATGCCACTTTGGATTTAATGAAAAATTGTTTGCGATGGTATCAGAAATTGGTGAAGAATTAAAATCTAAACCAACTTAGAGACCAAAAAGGGACGCACGACGACGAGAGGCCGCGCGACGCTTGGTCTTACCACCATGACGACGACGTCCACCGGCGGATGGAACAGCGGCAGGAAGGTCCGTCTTGGCATCAGCGACAACAGGGTCAGTAGGTGCGCCGCCACGCATCTTCATGCCAAGCTTCTTCAAAGCCTTGCGAGCTGCCTTGCGAGTGACAAGCTTGAGCTTGCGTTTGCCACCAACAACAGGGGCAGAGTTTCCAGCGGATCCGTTTAGAACAGTGGGGTTACTATATCCTTCCATTTGTTTTATACTTTCCAATAGAGAAATTTTAAGATGAGCAAGTTAGACAATTATTTGACGCAGGGGGCTCGACTGTGAATTTTTGAGCCGATGAAGCTGCTTTTGTTCGTAAATAATAACATCCTGTTTTCAAACCTTTCTTCCAAGCATACATGTGCATTGATGATATCTTAGCATATGTGGGTTCACTTAAGAATAAGTTAAGCGATTGTGATTGGCAAATAAATGGGGCTCTATCAGCAGACATATCAATTAAAGTTTTCTGTGGAATCTCCCAAACTGTTTTATAAACATCTTGAAGTTTCTGTGGAATTTCTTCTATGCCTTGAATACTTCCATTATTTGAGATAATTTGAGTTCGAATTTCAGATGTCCATAATCCTAATTTTGTAAGATCTTCTACCAAATATTTATTTACAACCATAAAATCACCTGCGAGAACACGTCGAGTATAAATATTTGAAGTAAATGGTTCAAAACATTCATTATTTCCTAGAATTTGTGATGTAGATGCGGTAGGCATAGGAGCTATTAATAAGGAATTACGTGCTCCATGTTTAGAAAGTTTTGATTTTAATTCAGTCCAATCCAAATATAAACTTTGTTTAGGAGAATCATTCCATAAATCATATTGTAGTTTTCCTTCTGAAAGAGGTGAACCTTCATAAGATGGATACGTTCCATCCATACTATGTGTAGAATGATTGTATATTCCAATCCCAATATCAGTAGTACGTTCAATAGAACTTTCTAAAGCAGCATAATACATATTTTCAAAGATTTCACGATTAAGTTTCTTTGCTTCTTCAGATGTCCATGATATTTTTAATATTGCAAATACATCTGCTAATCCTTGAATACCAATTCCAATAGGTCTATGATATGAATTAGAATTACGACATTCTTGAGTTGGATAATAATTTTTATCGATAACAATATCTAGATTACGAGTTAAAATACGAGTATATTTTCGAAGCTTTTCAAAATTAAATGTATCATTTTCTACAAATTTAGGAAGAGCTAAAGATCCCAAATTACATACTGCGGTTTCTGTAGGAGATGTAAATTCCATGATTTCGGTACATAAATTTGAACTCTTAATAGTTCCCAAGTGTTGTTGATTTGATTTTGAATTAGCAGCGTCCTTATAGCAAAGATAAGGTGTTCCTGTCTGAATCTGGGCATCTAAAATCATCTGCCAAATCTTTTTTGCTTTTATAGTTTTACGTCCTTTTCCATCTCTTTCATACTTCATATACAAATCATTAAATTGTATACCATGAATATCAGCTAATCCAGGACATTCATGAGGACACATGAGAGTCCAATTTTCATCTGATTCTACACGTTGCATAAATAGATCAGGAATCCAAAGACCATAAAATAAGTCTCTTGCTCTATCTTCTTCTGCTCCTTGATTCAATTTCAGTCTTAGAAAATCTTCAATATCAGCATGCCATGGTTCTAAATAAACTGCGAAAGAACCATTACGCTTTCCACCTTGATTTACATATTTGGCAGTATCATTAAAGACTTTTAGCATAGGAACAATACCAGTAGCTTCACCATTCGTTCCCTTAATACGAGAACCACGTGCACGAATATCATGAATACTTAGTCCAATTCCACCAGCCCATTTAGAAATTTGGGCACAATCTCCAAGAGTTTTATAAATTCCTTGTATAGAATCTGAATTCATTGTGAGAAGAAAACAGCTTGAAAGTTGTGGATGGTTTGTAGAAGCATTGAATAATGTAGGTGTTGCGTGAATGAAATAGCCTTGCGATAAAGCATCATATGTTTCCTTAACACGTTCCATATCATCTTGATGAAGTTGAATAGCTACACGCATCCATAAATGTTGTGGTCTTTCAACAACACTACCATTCTTACGTAGCAAATATGCTCTTTCTAAAGTCTTAAATCCGAAATAATCAAATAGAAAGTCTCGTGAATAATCAATCATCTCCTCATATTTTTTGGCATTTATACATACTAAATCGTGATACTTTTCTGATACAATTTCCTGATCATGAACTAAAGTTTCAACACAATCCAGTAAAGTGGAAGGTGTATTTTTATGATGATTATCAACTAAAATTCGAGCAGCCAATAATCCATAGTTTGGATGATATCTTGATTGCATCATTGCGCAAGTTTCGGCAGCAAATTCATCTAATTTTGAAGTTTCAATTCCATCACTTAATTGCATACAAACTTTTTGTGCTACTAAATCGGGATTTACATGTTCAAGTCCATTAGAAAGTTTACGAATACGTTGAAGGATCTCGTCAAATGATACAGGTTCACGGCTTCCATCACGCTTTGTTACGTATAAGTGTTCGGCCATATTTATCATTCTATATGCTGACTATAAGAAAATCCGTTGTCAATGAATAAGATGAAAACCAGAAGACGAAAATTACGTCGTGGTGGTGAAGCCATTTCAGGTGCGGAAGGATGTGTTACTATACCATCGTTAGTTGTAGAGCGTGGTTCTCAAACAAGAAACACATCTTACGTAACAAAGTTATTTTATGATGAAAAATCTTACATTGATGAAAAGTCGCATAATGATATGGTTTTAAAAAATATTGATCCAAGAGGAACATTTACATCTGCTAAATATGATGAAACTCCTATAGATTTGTCAAGAATAACATTAGACGAATCAAAAGATTGTCCTAATCTTACTGGAAAAGATCTTAAAACTTTAAAGTATGTTAACTATAGGTACCTTGGCAGATCTTTACAAGATATTATTGATAAATCTATAGCTTTTAATAATATAACATCACGTGATATTATTCGGGCATTAGCAAACCTTGCTCTTAAAATTGAAGTAATGAATAAAAATGGATTTTATCATAACGATGTACATGGTGGAAATATTATGTATGATCAAAAGGTTGAATATGCTTATTTAATTGATTTTGGACATCTTGGAACTTCTGCGAATAAACTAATTGATCTTCAAGGAATATTATCCGCAACAAGATCAATTGCCGTACATTTAGCATCACAATCTAAAATTTCTCCTAAATTAAAAGGTATTTTAAAATTATTCATAAGTGATGTAGCTCCAGTTTTAGCTAAAACGCAAGAATCTACAGGTGAACAAATAAAAGAATCACAATTTCTAATTATGAAAACATTAACTGATTTTTCAAATGTATATACTCAATCAGAAGTCGGTGGTCGTAGAAAAACTTTAAGAAGACCCAGAAACAAGAGTAACTGAAATATGCATAGATTCTAACTCATGAATTGTAAGACCTAATGTATATGGTGTAGTTAAAACTGTAGATTCTAATTCAGGATTTGCGTCCAGTAATCCACTTTCAGGTTGAAACAGAACTTCTGTCTTATCTGAGCGTTCCATTAAAGATTCATTCAAAAATTTCGAAGTTCCATGTGTAATTAAACAATCACGTTCCATCTCACCAATTCTTAAACCACCATCATTTGCTCTTCCTTCAACAGGTTGATGTGTTAATAATTTTTTGGGTCCAGTTGCGCGATAATTTAGTTTATCTTCTACCATCAACTTAGAACGAATATAGTAGGTTGGTGCCATAAATATTTCAGCTTCCATCATTTCACCAGTTTGACCATTGTATAAAACTTCATGACCATATGGATGAAATCCAGCTTTTAGTAGAAGTTCAGAAGTTTCTGAAACTCTATTTTGTGTAGAAAAAGGTGTAGCATCAATTATAGATCCCATTTCAACTCCTAATTTAGTAGACATAGATTCAATAAATTGACCAATAGTCATACGAGAAGGAAACGCATGAGGGTTTACAATCATATCAGGTCTTAAACCTTTGGAAGTATAAGGCATATCCTCTTCACGAATTCTTAAACCTACAGTACCTTTTTGTCCATGACGCGCACTAAACTTATCTCCTAAAATAGGAACACGATGTTCTGCTATACGAATTTTTGCTGCTCGTAATCCATCTTTGGTGACATATCTGTATACAGAATCTATAAATCCAGTTTGTCCTCTCTTAGTAATCTTTGAAGCATCTGAATACCCAGTTATAACACCACCTGAATTCTTGATTGGATGAACCATACCAATTAAAATGGTTTTATCATCTACTTCAACTCCAGCTCGAATAATACCATCAGAATCTAATAAATCATAATTATATCCTTCTTTTCGTGTTACAGTTTCTCTAAATTTTGGATCTGTTGCGATATTAGCAAATTCAGTAGATTCAAATACTTTTACTTCACCTTTATCAAATCCCATATTAATAGGTTCTTCTTCAAAATCATATGAGTGATAATAGGTTGTATGAAACATACCACGATTTAATGCCGATTCATTTAAGAGAACAGAATCTTCTTGATTATATCCAGAATAAATCATAAGAGCAACAATAGGGTTTTCGCCATATGGTAAACATCCCAATGTATGATTATATATCCAAGTTTGTGATAAAGGACGTTGAGCATAATTTAACCATGTTGCAATTGTATCAAATCGTTTATTAAAGGCAGTATTATACCAACTACAAGCTTGTTTTACTTGCTGACAACTAAAGGCGTTACGAGTTCCAGGATCAAAATCACAATTTGGCAAAACAGATGTAGATGCAGATAAAATAGCTAGTCCATGTATTTCAGATGGAAGTTCTGGATGAAATGGTTCCATACTAATTCTCAAATTTTCAGTTTCAGCTGCGTCAATATAATCCATATGTTTTTTCACAATAGAGTCCCATTTTGTAAGTTTTTTGATTTGATCTGATTTTGTTCCTTCTTGATATACTGGTCTAGCTGGTCTTCCTGCATCAGTATAAATCAAATACTCATTTTCTAAACGATTCCAAGAAATAGATACGAATTTATCTATTTGTTCTGTCCTGCGTTTTTCAAGAAGTGTTTGATGAAGTGAATCAGAATTCTTTCTTAGAACACCAACTAAATCTGAATTTAAGTATACACGAGTCCATTGTGGTTCCCATACACTTGGATTAATAAGAGAAAGTGGAATGAATTCTGAATTACTTTTGATACTATCATAAATTAGTTTGGAAGATGAGGCAGTAGATATACTACACAATAAAGTCATAGATTTAATAAGGCCAATATTACGACCATCTGGATTATCAATAGGACACATAATGCCCCATGTAGAAGAATGAATACGTCTCATCTCTACAATCTTTCCTCCTTTATCAACGTCCATATTTACACGACGTAATTGAGCAACAGTTCCCAAAAAGGAATACCTACTTAGTTCTTGTGCAATACCATCCTTTCCTCCCCACTTTCCCTTAAATGATTTTTCAATATCATACATGAAACTAGATGCCCGCCAATAATACCCAATATTCTCTTCCTGTAAAAGTTCAACTAGTTTCTTTCCTGCATATTGCTGCTGCTCAAAATGAATACGTGAATCCATTTCAGTTAACATACGTCTTGATGTCTCCTTAAACACACGTCGAAATTCTTGAAACATTAATTCTCCAGAAGCAGAAAGACGTTTGAATCGAAAATGATCTCTATCTGTTTTAGGTTTAATTTCAAGTGCAACATCCATTGCCATACGAGCCATGTATCCTAATAAATACGCTTTTCTGCGATAAAAGGCAGCAGGTGATTCATTATCTAATGGAGCACAGTGAGGAAATAACTTTTCAAAAAGATTTATGTATACAGCTCCTTCAGATCTAGTACGTGTTTGACGTTTTAAAAATAATAAATTTGGATCTTGATTTTGATCTTTTTCCTTAGCCATTTCTTGTTGAACAAACAAATCATGTGACAATACTAATTCAGAAAAAAGCTCATCATATTGTGTTCTTTCAATAGCAGGAATTCCTGCTAAAATGGTATCATATATATCTTGATCGTTTGTTAATCCAAGCGCATAAAAAACACTCATTAAAGGAACTGGTTGAGTAAAATCTGGTAGTGTGATTACCGAAAGACGTTTTGTCGAAAAAACCGATAAATCAGATGTAGTTGAAACTTGTTTAGGATCATCAGGTTTTCGATTTGCAGGAGGTATGATTAAAAAATGAGAATAAGGACCTTTTGTTCCATCTTCAGAACTTGAACGAATACCTGCAACATATTCATCGGGTTCATCTTTTGTAGCACCTTCCAATTTACTAGTAGTTTCTTTTTCAACTAATGTTTTTGTTCCAGAACTTCCAGAACTTAGTTGTTTACGCTTTGAGGCATAAAACATATTTTCAGCTAATCTTTCTTGCGTTAATAGAACCTTTTCAGCTCCTCCAATAATAAAATACCCACCAAGTTCAAATTTACATTCACCGGAGCCATATAGTTGGTCTGAATTCATTGGAGTCAAATAACATAAAGAACTTTTTAACATGAGTGGAAGTTGAGCCATCATGATATTTTCAAAACGTTTTGTTTCAGTATCTTTTTCAAACACATATTCAACATCTACATTCATACGAATATCAAGCGCATATGTCTTATTATCTAATCTACATTGATGAGGCAATATCGCATTTCCAATTTCATCTACAGGTGGTGAATAGAATATTTCATTGCCTTTCTTTCCACCAATATAGACTTTAATAAATCGAGTATCGCCAAGATTTAGCGTAATAGGATTCATACCTACAATAAAATTAGGTATCTTAATTGAAAGCAAATCACGAAACGAATCTAAATGATGCCGAACTAATGGATTTGTAGTGTCTTGAAAGTATGTATCTAAAACATGTCTAGCAATTTCCATTCCTTTCCTTGTAACAAAGAAAGAATGGAGTATTTAAGTACTGCCGCCTGGACTCTAGTATTTACTCTACTTATGCTCGTAATATATAAGTTTGTTATCAATCCGCAGGTTGTTTTAACATTGGATCCTACAAAAATGGCTAAGTGTCCTGATGGATGGCAGTATAGTATTTCAAGCAAGTTATGCGAACCACCTGCCTCAACAAATTGTACGGCAATTGACCCCGATGCTGTTGCTATTCAATCCGCGGCTGCTAAATGTAATTTAGCTCGTACATGCGGAACCACATGGTCCGGCATGTGCGGCTAAGTGCACATAGTGGGAATCGAACCCACGACTTTCCGCTCATAAGACGAATGCTCTACCTACTAAGCTATATGTGCGAAAGCCTCCAGTGAGAATTGAACTCACGACCTACAGCTTACAAGGCTGGTGCTCTACCACTGAGCTATGGAGGCAAATATGATAGCAACGAGTGGTTTCGATCCACTGACCTTCTGGTTATGAGCCAGACGCTATCCCTCTTAGCTACGTTGCTATACTTAATTGTTGTGCGTTTTGTTTAAGTGACTTACGGAATAAGATTATTAGTACAGAATAATGTATGCCGAGACATACAGACCACTGTTTTTTGATGATATTATAGGACATCAGGAAGCAAAAGATATACTTAAAACATATTTAACAACTTCTGGATTTCCAAAAGCTGTTATGTTAACTGGATCCCCTGGAATAGGTAAAACTACTCTTGCCTTAGCAGCTGCTAGAACAATGGGATTTGATCCTTTGGAAATTAATGCCTCTAGATCAATTCGTAGTTATGAAGATGTAGAAAAGATTAAGGATGCATGTCGATCATCTGTGAATATTTATTCATTTATTAAAGGCGATCGTGATAGAAAAACTTGTGTGATTTTAGATGAAGTTGATGGAAGTGATCCACATGCTCAGGGAAAGATAGTTGAATGGATTAAAGACATACATAGAAAAGTTCCAATTATTTGTACAGGAAATGAACTTCCTACAATTTTTAAACGTAATGTTGATAACATTGATATAATTCGATGCTTTCCTCCGAGAGCAGCAGATGTACAAACACTTTTTAAGCACATTGATATTAGCGAAAGTATCAAGGAATGTCAACATGATATTAGGAAATTGATACATCGTATTCAATATGGTGTTTCAGATACTATTCCGAAGTATTTGGCTCCTCCGACTGGTCTTCCTGTTGAGAAAACGTTTGTTCTGAGACAACGGATGTTTGATCTACACGATTCTCTTCGCGAATATCGTGTCGGCATACCGGACACCGAACAGACATTGAAAACCAGCTCACGATACAAGGTCGGTGATAAACATGTCCACACTGACGAATCCGGCAAGCTCCAGAAGAAATCGCTTCCTGACAAATCGCGCAAGAAGAAGTCGTATTCTGGGAGTCCTCGAGTGAAGAATTAATTTGATGAAGACTTGGAGCTACTGTCACTGGTTCCATAAAACTTCCTCTGTTAGCATTATTTAGAATAGGAATTGAAAGACCAAGTAAAGCAACTGCCGCAGAACGTGTACTCATATGATTTGAGTATAAACGATTTGCAATTTCAAGAATCGCAGTTTCATTTAAAATAAAGCGTGTTGCTATTGAATCTCTTGAATCAAATGTAAAAGAACGTATTGTTGATGGTTGAAAAAAAGTATTTCTACTAGTTACTAATCCTTCCAAAATGTTCATAACATGTAATTCCATTGTCTCATCCATCATTACGGTTTAAATCATATGTTATGAAAGCCACTTAGCGTCTTATAAACATATCCATTGGTCCACGCTTATGTTTGGCGAGATAAGGCGCTTTCATAAATAATATTGAATCTAATTCTTTTTCTTTTTTATCTAAAACTTTTAATATAGCGTCTTCATCATCTAATCCATCTTCAATATATTCTTTCAATAACTTCTCATAATTTACTTTTGGAACATATCCATCTAATCGTTCAATTGCTAAAGCAAACAATTGTGCGACTGGATTTTGTATTTGATTTGTTATATAGAATTCTGTATCAGGTTTCAAACCTTTTTCTTTCACATAATCAAGGTGTTCAATTTTATTACCTTGTTTCTTTTCATCTTTACGATTTGCTACATAAATATAAGGTAATCTATCACCAACTTGTGGAGCTGTTCCAGGATCACGATCAGCCATTCTATCTGCTAAAACTCTATGAGCAATTTGATCAGGATTTTTGTAATCATCTCTCAGTTGTTTTGTAATAATAAACTTTTCAAGAGAAAATTCATTCTTAATAAGTTTAACTAACATATTCTTAACATATTCTTGCGCAGGACGAATATCTTGTTTTTCCATAAGAATATCTAAAGCTCCTCCAAATACATCTTTTACAATAGGTGCGTTATCTCTGCGTTTTAAAGCTACACCCATCGTTTTTCTATAACATTTTGTCACATCTGTTTCATAAAGCATACCTACATAACGTTTACGACAAAATAGAATAAAAGGAAACATAGTTTTCTCATACTCAATCTTGTGTGCCTTACGACATAAACTGGTAATACGTTCTGCTGATTTTTGTCCTAGCGCAATAGACTCAGCTAAATCTTTTGTTGGAAATTTAATGAATATAGAATCTGTATCACCATATATTACATCACCACCAAATTCTGATTCAACAACACTTTTGGCAAAGTAAATACGATCACGACCTGCGGCAGTTGTACATGCAGCTACTTCCATCTTACGAATTGGAGATGTGCGAGAACCACATTGACCATATACCGAATTAGCTACAACTTTATACGCAAGTTGAAGGCCATTCAATACAGCTTTTTGAGAATCATCTTCTATAGACTCCATGATCTTCCTCGTTTCTTTCCGCTTCTTGAGAAGAAAGTCCAAAGTGAGAGGCAAAACCCCGACGGTACGCGCATCTGTTGTCGGTTGAATGAATCCACATACTCTACGACCGGTTGGTTTTTTATTGTCGTCATGCGTATCGTAACCAATTTCATCAATTACATAACCAGCTTTTTTAAATTCTTCTCCATCACTTCCTTCTTGATGTATTTTTTTACCTTTTGCGTCATACGTCTTTACATAAACTAGAGTATCAGGTGACAAATTAAAGGCAATCATATTCGATGGATATAGAGAATTAAAATCAAGAACTGCTATTGGTTGATCTAGATACATACCGATTTTTGGAGGAAGAACTATCGCTCCTTCATAAGAAGAATCGCCTTCCAAACTTTCTTGAGTCATAATAATTTGATTACGTTTTGATGCGTTATAGACCACCGCTGAAAATATCTTAATTCCCTGTCCTCTCAGAAATATATATTGAATAGGAACTTTACATACGTCTGCCATACCTCTAGCATTCACTAAGGTATCAAGTTTAGCCATCAAAGTCAAAACTAAATCACAATCTTGAATATTATACTTTGCTACAGATGCACGTTGATCTGCTGTTCCTGTATGTGCTGCCAACATATCTTTGAAACTAATGTCGTCTTTAGTGAAAGACCATTCGACTTTCTTAATATCTACATCATTCAGAATTTCATCATCAGTTTTTACAATAAAGAATTTTGGTTCTACAATTTCAGTAGGAAACTTACGACCTTCTTGATAAGGATTTATGGTATTTCCAACAATATCAAATCTTACAAGGTTTCCTGTAAAGAGTCCACGTGTTGACTTAGTATAAATTTTTACTCGCGTCTTATCCAGACGCTCCATCTTAAGAACTTTATCACGCAGAAATGTTGTTGATACATTATCAAGTTTATATGAATCTAAATTTTGTTCACGACGAACACTGAGAAGTAGATCAACAGGAAGACGTCCTGGCATTTCAAAATACCTAACTGCAAATTTTCCGGATGCTAATTCAAATGTTTTCTTTTCTGTTTTTACATAATCATTCTTCCAAGAACTTCCCTCCACTCTTCCAAAATTAAGTGATACTTTATGTTTTTCTGCTCTATCTGCGATATACGGATCATCAAAACCAAATGTATTAAATCCGGCTATAACGTCAGGATTTTCTTTACGAATACATTCTTCAAATTTTAATAAAAGTTCACGTTCATTTTTACATGGTACAAATTGGACTCCAGGATCTTGTGATGGTGTAATTGTTCCATTACTAAACACGATACGTTTACCAGGAGCCAATAAATCATTGGAATACCTAAAAGCAATACCAATTTGCATAATTTCATCACCAGGATTTGTAGCTACTGGAAATAGACCAGATACAGAATATGTTTCAATATCGTATGCTGCTACAAGCAGAGGAATGTTTTGAGTTGAGGCAGATTTAATTTCACTATAATTTACTTCATAAAATACATCTACATGAATTCCTTCATCAGGATCATAATCATCAGCTTCAAATTCAAATGGTGAAGCAGGAGATAAATCCATCTCATGAAAGAGTCGAATAAATGGAGGAAGATTAGCTTCAAACACATCTTCAGTCATAATACGACGAGTTCCAATTTTTAAAGAATTTTTTAAAGTTCGTTGAACATTCTTGAACATCCATAAAGCAGGAAATGAAAGTTTCCATACTTTAATTGGAACTAAACCAGTAAAACCTCGCATGGCATCTAATTTAGATTCCAAAGTAATTTTAAGACCACGTAACTGTTTTCCAGAAGCTTGTTCTAATGTACTTTGAATTAGTTCTTTTGTTTCACCATCGACCATACGAAGATAGAAATAAGGCTGAAATCCCGTAAGTCTTACTTGCGCAACTTCGCCCTTGTCAGTTCTACCAAATACATCTACAACATACTTAAATTGAATATCTTGCTCGAGCCAATCGGCCGGTTGAAGATACGGCATTTATATTACTTTAATTCTTGAGTAGGCAAAACTCTTCCGTTTTTTAAATAGTATTGTGTTGCTTGACGAGTTAGAAACATTTCATCAATTTTATGAGGACTAAAGTATTCTTCAATTGTACTTTTTACAACGTCTGAATCAAAATGTTTACAACTAAAAACATCTAGATACATATCATTTGTTTCTTCTACAAAATGAGCACAGATATTAGACGTTTCTATTAGTTGAATAAGTGTGTAACCTTTCTTATTTCCAGTTCCAAACATTACAAGTTGAGGCTTTTCATAAGGAATCATATCAATTCTTTTTACGAGAGAATTTGAAAACCTTATAATATTATCTGGATTACGTATGGACATAGGACAACATTTAGCAACATTTAGAATGGAATGATATCCCCAATAAGTCATTTGAAGTATATACGCATTTACTTTCTAAATGTCTTGTAAAGATGTCCTATCTAACTTTTTATGAAAATACACGTCAAGGCGATGCTGCTAGAGACGTGGATGGACGCAGAGGTCCATCAGTTCAACATGCTACTCCTCATGGATGTGGTAATGGATGGGCTGTATCTAATGTAGCAAGTAATCCAGGTATGATTGGAAAAGGTAATTATGGAAATTCTCCAGAAGGAGGATGCGCAGCCGATATAAGCAATAATATGTGGTTTGGAGATCCGGGAACGGCTCGTATAAAAGGACCTAAACAGGTATTTGCTCGTCCTTGGGCTACCACACCTTTCTTAGGTATGGGAACCATTGAAGGTATTGAAGATCAAAATAAAGTTGTGTATGGACATTCAACTGCTAATCGTAAGAGTATTCAAACAGTGACTGATAAGCAATTTCCTGTATTTACTCCACTTCTTCCAGAACTTTTAGATGACTACTCTGAGTACAGTCAGAATGTAGCGACATTTCTTCCAGGAGGGGGGCGAGGTTACGCTGCGACTCTTGATAAGAAGACTCGGGTTGATTTGTCTTCGTAAGATTAGTATGAAGAGAACGATCTATTTGTTCCATTGAACTACGTATTCTTGCTTGTTCTTTTTGTTCTTCTGTTAGAATTTTGGGTTTAGGAGCTCCTCTTGTTGGAGGAATTTCTAAAATCATATCAACAGCATCAACAACATCTCCTGTCTTAGAAAGTGCTTCCTTTGCCTTTTCCTCTGAACAAAAGGCAAGCTCCATAACTCTCTCAACATCTCTGTCGCTCATTTTTTACTGATACAAATGTAAATACTGTGAAGATGCGTTTTATTGATACATTATGTCCTCCAGCGCTTCTTTATTTGCTGTATGTGGTGATTCATCTAGGTCTCGATCTTTCTCTTGGTCGATTCGCTACTGCCGCGATCAAAACGATTATGGGTGTCGCAGGTGTAGTAATTTTAGACGCTTTATGTAGTGTTGATCTTGGTATTGTATCATGGGCAATTGTAGCAACACCATTCTTAATGGTTGCCTTGGCATCATCTATCTCTCTTGGTCTTGGTATTGATAGAGCAGCTGCTACTTTGTTAACAGATACGTTTGCTAATCCTATAACTGGAGATAATTTGAAAAATCGCAACAAGGTTGTTAGCCATCTAAAACACCAGGATGCGTCACCGGTTTCAACGTCATCTCTCTATTAAAATTAAATGAACTACTTGTTTGAGGCATATAGAGTTATACATTGGGCTTTTAATAAACTATGTCCTCTCAGAGAAATAAGTCCTCCTGAAATTCCTAGTCATAAACTACCATGGTTATGGGTAGGAGCAACAGTTAATGATGATGAAATAACGGTTACAAATATAGTTAACCGAAATATCAAATATTCTAAATTAATTACATCTGATTCTATATCTGAAATTACAGGATATAGTCAACCGATTCATTGGAAATATATTGATATTAAAACGTTAGAAGAGAAAGAATTTCCTTCGGAAGGATTTCTAATAGAAGATGATGATAGAAGTTAATCAGTATCTTATTTTGAATAAAAAGAAGTATTTTGCTATAGCTGAGGAATTCATAAAACTTACACAGATTTTCAAGAATGAAACTTTATTTGAAAAGTTGAATTTTTGGATTGATATGATTATATATCCTATACTAACTCTAATTTCAATTGTTCGATATAATCAAAAATTAGGAGTATTTAAAATTATGTATATCCACAAAGCTGTTACAAAATGGCAACAATATTTTAGATATTTAGAACTTAAATCAGAAATTGATGAATGGAAACCAATAATAGAATCCACAGGTGGTCCAGTTATTTCAACAAATGATGATACATATCAAACATATGTTTATGCTGACGCAATGCAACGATTACATGATAAATTATTTACGTGATTTACGTTTCTTAGTCTTTCCTCTTCCAATCGGCATTGAATACCTTTGTCTCTTATATTCTTGCATAAACTTCCTGTTATCTTGATCTTCTCTTTCTGGCAAAGAAGAACGTAATCTATCCATCTTTTCAAGCAATTTATCAAAAAAGACAGCAGTATTCTGTTTATCTATTGATGTTTTGCTAGAACGAACAAGTGTATCCATACTATTCAAAAAATTGGAAAAATACATAGTTTCAATTTTTTGTTTTAGAGGTTCTAAATTGACATTAGGAAGAGGTTGAGGTAAAGATACACGTTCTGGCTCTACACTCCTATTTTGGCTTAACGAAAAATTATCTTCCATTTATTACTCTAACATATTTATTGTCCATCTTCTTGTTTACCAAAGAAGGTTCCAAATGTCTTTAGAAGTTCTGCTCCCTGTTCAATAGCAGGCTTCATTTCTGCTAAGGATCCCATAAGTTCTTTTTGAAGCGCCATAAGTTCTTTGGTATCACGTCGCATACCTCCAATTTGTTCAGGAGTCAAATTTCTATATGCGTGAAGAATAGTAGTTCCAATATCTACATGTGGGTCTGATGTTTTTGGAGGAGCAGGTTTAGGATCCACTTCCTTCTTTTCTTCTTTATGTTCATTGTCAAATGACTCCATTGTTACACGAGAAATGAGATAAATACCTACAATTGCTGCTAGAACTGATAGAGTATGCGATAGCCCTGCTTGAGACGCCACAATATAAACTAAGGCAAGCCATACAATTGTATGTGCTAAATTACGTTGAACTAAATAAACTGCTGCTGCGAGAAAAAGACCCCCGCCTAAAAGTATATCTGCCTTCATCTTTACTTACTTCCAGGGCTTATAAAATTTGGCAACCCATCACCTGGTTTTCCACCATAATAATTAAATTCACCTTCAGTAGCAAACCCAGGTTTATTTGTAGATACTCCAACCACATCTGCTATTCCTCTAGCACCTGTTCCCTGATAAGAAGCCGAAACTGCTCCAAAGGGAGCACCACCTCGTTTTACTTTTGATTTACGAGTCTTCTTTCCTCCTTTACGTTTACGACCGCGTCCATATTGGGCATTTCCTGCTCGGTTTGAAACAGACCAATCTCCCATTTCTGAACCACTCACCCATTTAGCTCCACCTGGAACTCCAAGATCACCTGAAAAACTATAATATCCACCCTTCTTTGTTTTTCTATGTGTCTTACGACGTCCTGCCTTAGCAACTCGTTGATGCATTTACTTCTACTTCAGGAATGTTTTCTACAACGTCCCAGAATTCATCATCGTATTTTACACATTTACACTTGAATCTACTTCCCTTTGAACGCAAGTATAATGAAGTTTTCAAATCAGGAACACGAAGGTAACCATTAGAACCAACAATTTCATAACAATCTGGTGACGGAAGTTGAATGATATCAAATAGATTTGAATCATCTTTTTCTACAAAATATCCAAATTTACCAGGAGCATCATCGGGATGTTCTTCATATCCTCTTAATGGTACATCTCCTAAATCATCTTTATGAATCAAATCAATTGTAACACCTTCAATATATTTTGTAAATCTTGCTAAAAGTTTTGATAACCACTCGTATCTTTGCTTGAAAGTTGAACAGGCAAAGACACAATTTGAATTATACATCCATATATCAGATACTACATAATCAAGAGGACCTATTTTTTCAACCCTTAAGAAAGTATCTCCACAAATACGTTCATCGACTATACAAGGAACTTTTTCACATTGAGTACCGTTTGTCCATAAGCAAATTGGTCTTGTTTCCTCATGCGTGAATATGATCCAACCCATTGTACCTGTAGTTTGAGGAACTCTAAATGTCTTAAGTTCCTGGGGGACGGGTTTCTTGAATACCAGGCGGAAGTTCGGTGTCCATTCGTAATGACGTTGAAGTTGGCTTACGTGGTTCATATTCTGGCAATTGTACCTCCTGAGGAGTTTGTGTTAAAACAGGTCCGTTTTGCGTGGGAGGTGGAAGAGACGGAAATAATGGAGGAGGTTGTGAAGAAAATGTTACTGTAGGTTTTTGAGCTGGTAGAGGTGCCTGTTGATAGACTGGAACATCGCGATATACAATCTTTGGTTCAGGAGGATATAACATACGTGTAACCATAAATGTAGTAAGCTGTAATACAGCCATCACAAGGATGGTTGCTAAGGCAATGTAAAGGATATCTTGTATAACCATTTAATTTAGACATATGTTTCTGTATAGTAAACAAATACGCAGAATGAGTGATGAACAAAAACTAGAAGAAGTTATGGTTGAAGAAACTACTAAAATGGTAAAAGAAGAAGTTACTTCACAAGTCGCTGCCGTCTCTGAACAAACCGCTTGGCAGGAATTGAAGGGGTATTGGCTTTCTTGTTCGGCTTGGTGTGATACAATTCATCATGTTGAGGCCCCTGTTCTCGCCAAACCCTTGGTTCCTTCGAGTACAGAGTCCAAGTAATTTGCTCAGTATGAGCTGGCATTCCAATAATACCATCCCAATCTTCATGAAAAAAATGAGTTTCAGTAAATTTTTGTCGTGTTTTTAATTGTGGTATATAACACCATCCATCAATAGACCAAATGAGTGTAACATCTTTACTTTCAATTGGATTAGTTAAATTAGACGGGATTGTTTTTATATATTCCATTAGATGTACCTAATACGTTACCTGTGACTAAACCCATTGCCTGACGCAATGGTACACATAGTTGAATGATTTCTGTAAGTATCATTACATCATACATGGAACTATGTAATCTACTTTCATCTGGTGTTGTTTGAAATACGTGTTGATAAAACTCTTTTAATTTTGGATATTTATATCTTCCAAATGTTCCTGGAAGTTTACAAATTGCTCTACCTAGTTTCATAGTACATAATTGACGAGGATATACTGGGTATGGTAAGCGAAGATCCCATAGTATAGCATTTGTAAGAACATTGATATCAAAATCCATATTATGAGCAACCATAGCATCACATTGTTCACTCATAAACTCAGTAATTACATTTGATAAATCAGAACCATATCTAACAGCTTCATCATGTGTTATTCCGTGAATAGATGTAGATTCAGCAGGAATTATCCAATCAATTGGCTTTATAACATAATTTCTTACCTTTTCAATTTTATTTATAGTACTATCCAAAACAACCCATGAAATGGACACTAAATGTGGCCAGTTATTGGGTCCGTCTACAGCAGGATTACGAGATTCCGGCAATCCAGTTGTTTCAGTATCGAAAATTAAAAGCTTCATTGTATACTATTTCATATACGAAATGTTACTAAATCCGTTTTAAGCAGTATGAAGTAGGTAAGCTGCGAGAGCAAATACAGCTGAATGAACCATTAGACCATATGTGGTAGGGCAACCACCCTCGGCGATCTTAAATAGATAGGCAATTGATGGAAAAAGTCCACCAAGAACACTAGAAACAACTTGGTCTACGAACTTGTAGGTATATGGGGAAGACACAACAAAAAACAAAAGACCAAGGGCAACTGCGTGCTTAATTTTAGGAGTTACGATCATTTGAACTATTCTCACGAGAATGTTTTTTGAGTCTGGATAATTGCCTGAATCCATTGAGGAATATTTCCAACAACCTCATGAACTACAGTTATATTTTGGGGAACCCCATAATGTATATCAAGAGTAGTACTTTCACAAATATATTGAATTGCTACAACCAAATAACATAATCGTTGTTTTAAAAGACATGGTGACCATCTTAGACAATGAATTTTGTAAAGTGAGTCTATATATTCACGAAGAAGCCCAGATTGAGGAGATGACCTTGACGCATCCAATACTGCGTCCCATATAAGCCAAATTGTTTGGGTATATGATTTTGTATCAATATAATCATTAGGTCTTGGACTACATACCAAATCTTGTTTACTCTGTTTCTTAAATTGACTTGAATATTTGAGAATCCATGATACCCAATACAAAGCTTTTGTAATATCACGTGTTTCAGGTCTCAAACAATATACTAATTCATTTAATGGAATATATAATTCAAGCGGATCTCTCGGCTTTGCGATATGTCGAGCATAATTCGCAGAAGGTGATTTTAAGTTTTCTTGAACAGTTACTTGTTGAAAATCATGTTCTGGTTTGATTTTTGGAATTGGTGGTAATTTATTTTTACGACATAGAGCTAGAGATGCGGCTACTTCACAAATTAAAGTTCGAACATCTGGATTGTTACGTATAGATGTCATATGTATAGGATCATATTGACTTTCATAAGGAGCAAATTTTTCATACATACGAACTAGATATAAAAAGGCATTTGGAGCTCCTCTATTAATATGTTTAGCAGTTGATTCAAAAAAGGTTTGCCATAAAGAATGTGTTAGACCAGAACAAATGAGTTCTAAAGACCAATAGCAAGAATAATCTGCATGACCTAATTTAATATTTTCATCTAAGACTTTATAGACATGAGTTCTTAGATGTCCTGAAAATGTAAATTTTTGAAAATCGACAACTGTACGATTGTCGTATATATCCATTACTTTCTGCGACGATGTGTCTTTCTACGTTTTAAACGTCTAGTTTTTCCACCTCCTTTTGAAACAAATTTAGTTATATTAACTAATAATTGTTTAACTTGTTCTATATTTTTATACGTAATAATTGAATATGATTTTAACAAAATTAGGTCATCTTCATCTGTCACTACCGTTTTTAGATTTGGAATTGAACTTATTATTTTCAGTAAATCGGAAACATCAGTATAATTTGTTGTTCCAGGTTTATATTCAAACGCTCCAATATCAATTAAATAAGCTTTATTATCTTTAAAACTTATATTTCTAGAGGCAATATCTCCATGACTATATCCTTTTGAATTCATATCAATAACTTTAAAACTCAAATCTAAAAGTGATTTTAGATATACTTTAAGTTCATTAATATCTTTTGGAATTATTTTATCAAGAGTCTTACCTAAATACACATAAGAAAGTGAATTCTTTTTAATATAATCCGGTGTAACTTTACCGGAAGTAAGTTCACAACCATTAATTTCAGGATTTTTACTTACATCAACAGAATCATCAATTTTTTTAACAATAAAATCATTTGGAAAATGACTTAAAATATCATTTATAACATGTTCTTCCCTTAGTTTTTCAATTGGATTTTTAAATACTTTAGTGACTACTTCTTTTGGATTTGTATTTACTGTTAAGCCAGGATATACTACACAGCCATAGTCTCCTTGAAAAAACTCACCGCCCTTATGTTTTTGTTTAGCCATTATACTTACTTTGTAAAATAACACAAATACTGGTATTCTTTAGAACATCTTACTAAATCTATATTTTCTACATGACGAAATCCAGATGTTTTGAAAATATCAATCATACGTTCTTTTGAAGGCATATTCCAATGATGTTTATTTTCTCGATATTTTGATCCATCATTATCATTTTTATCGTAATAAGCAAATGTTTCTTCATACAAAGCTCTATCTTCATCCTTCTCTTTCTTTAAACGACCAATGTACTTAAACTTATCAAAATAAACACTTGATTCTGTTTGGCGTTCAAATGAATATTTTTGTAGAGAAAAAGCAGCGAATGGTGATGATATATTATGCATTGCATCATACTTATCCGGATCAACTAAATGAACAATGAAGTATCCACCAGGTTGTAGCCATTGATAGGCATTATCGGACACAATCTTGGGATTTTGAAATTGATAAATTGAGAATCCTGTTAGAACACAATGTGTCATACTTTTTGGAGGAAAAAGATGAACTTGAGTTATATCTCCTTTCTGGAATTTAGCACCAGGTGTATTTTCTCTAGCCTTTTTTAACATACTTTCTGAAAGATCTACACCCATATAATCCACATTTAAGTTCTTAAAGAATTGTGCGTGTGGAGCTGTTCCACATGCCATATCAAGAACATGAACATTCTTTGTATTCCAATCTGCTAACGTAATATCTTGCATAGATACATCTTCATATTTTACCATATCAATTGGATTCCATAGAAGATCATATATGCTAGCATATGTATCATCATATATTTCTTCGACATCTTCATATGTTATAGAACCTTCGTTTTCAAAGCCTTCTTGTCCTGAAGCCCAGAGTGTGATACCATACATTAAAAATACAAGCACAGCGAGAAAAATATACGCTGCATTCATTTGTTATTAGACAAACTTTATGTTGTTATATCAGTTACGCTCGTATGTATTCCAATTAAACTTTTAATAGCTGTTAGTTTTGTGTATCCAAGATATAGAACTCCAATTGCTAATATAGCAATAATTACATCAATAACTATTGACATATAATTAGAGTACCATGTGCTAGATGAATATATTTGTTGAGATCCGCCCGAAAGTGTATTTAATCTATCTAAAACATCAGCTTTATCTTTTTCTGCATCTAGTTGTTTCTTTAAAAAAGAAGTATCTGATGTATCAGCACTCTCTTGTGCCATAAGAGCACTTGAAAGTTTTGTAAACATAGACTGTGATTGTTTTTCACCTTTTAAGGCATTATACATTGTTGTATAATCTTTTAAGACTGGCTGAACATCTTGTGTAGCAATACGCTGCTTTTCTGTTTGTAACCACCCTTGTCCATTAAGAAGTGTGTAGTAGGCAATACGCGCTTTTTCATATCCCTCAGGATCTGTATCTTGAGTATCACTAGCTGTTTCAAGAGCTGTCTTAAGTAAAGCTAGTTTTTTTTGTTTCTCGCATGCTAAATCACACGGAGGAGGAAGTTCTAAAGAAGATGAAGATGAAGTTGGAGAAGGTGAAGATGGAGCAGACGGTTTATTACCCATTACTTAATAGTACCTGAAAAGTTCAGGAGAAATGCCATTCCAATTCCAATAATTCCAAGAGCTACACCATGAACATAGTTACCTAGAAACATAGAACCAAACAGATATACAAATATTACTACTATAAGTATTACGATAATTCCAAGTATGAATGGAGATATGTTATTAATTTTCTCAAGTTGTATTTGAGATTCACGAATTGTTTCATTTAGATGACCGGATTGATTATTTGCCTTTTTAGCAGTATCTTTATCAATATTAAACATTCGTTTAAAATATGTAACAACATCTTCAACTTGTTTATTGACAGTCATTACATCGGTTTGACGATTATATTTAGTTTCAACTGAATCAACAATTTTATCTCTAACGTTATTTAGAGGAGTTATCGTGTTCATAATACTTGAATAATCTGGTTTTTGTGCTCGTGTAAAAATATTTCCAGAATCACCAGGTGTATTTGTTGTCATCCATAATTGATTTGAATGAGAATCAACATATAGTGATGAAGGGTTTAATCCATCTGTATACAATGGTGATACTTTACCATTATATTGAAATGCGTTTTGTGATGTATCTATTCCATACATAGTACCATCAGAGCTTTTTCCATAAATTGATCCTATAACTCCACCAATTGGTTGCCAAGGTGATTGTAAAGTTTCATCTGTTTGCATAGCTTGACCACTAACATCTTTTCCATATAAAGTTGTATCGTCAGATGAAGTAATAGTTATTTTTGTATCAGAGGCAGATTGCCAATTAGGCATACTACATGGTTTAGGACATTTTTCTTTATTATTTGATGAATCTTGGGCCCAAATATAAGTATGTGTTGAAAAAATAGATGTAGCTGCAAAAGGTACTGTAATTGTTGTTCTAGTACCTTGGTTTGTTGATGGAGTAACTAGTAATCCTCGAGAACCGGCTGCGTTTGTGTATAAAATATACACATTCGATTGATCCGTTGTTAGATCTAATACTTGTGAAACTTGATATTCTGATAAATCAACTTGTTTCCAGTTTCCAGTACATGGAGCCTGACAAGTATAAACAGTATTTCCAGAATTATATCCCCATACAAATCCTGCCGCTGATGACGATGCCTTTACAAGATTACCAGGCACATTTAACCAACTTAACACAGATGATAATTGTGTTGACACAATACTATCAATTGCGTGTGTAGACGTTTCATATTCTGATTGAAATGTTGCCATGTTATTCTTTTTCAGTTAAATAAATCCATTTCGATTCCATGCCTGAATGTACTCCATAGAACCATTTGTAGATCCCTTCGTCAAATGATGTTCAGATATAAGAGGTTTCTTAAGTTGATTTGTGGCAGAGAATGAAGTCTCACAAGTTTGTTTCTGACATTGACCATTTATAATTGCCTGTTTACGTATAGCCGCTATACGATATGACGCATCTCCATACAATGAACCTTTAGTACCACCAGCACGAGTGATGGGCATTTATTTAGTATCATGAAAAAGTAATGGACGTGAAGGATTTTCAAAACTCTCGTAATGCGAAATTGGCTGAATTTAAAAAACAATATCAGTTTTTAAAGGCAGAATACGCAAGTACATTATCCTCTGCGATAAAAGAAGCTGATCCTAATCAACAACAAATACTCATACAACGATCTCAACAAATAAATAGTCAATTGACAGAAGAACTAAATGCTATGATTGGTAGTATCATTAAAGGTTCAAATGGGTTTGATTCTAAAGAATTAGATGATTTAACAAATGATCTAATTAAATATCAAAAAGACTATGCGGAAATTGAAAAATCAAAAGATAAAGTTACTACATTAAAAATAATTCATTCTACAACATCAGAAAAATTAAGACATGCTACATTCATGTACTATTTTTATATACTAATTTTATTAGGATTGTGTATATATGTTAGTTATCTTGTATTTACAACTTCAATAGCAGAACGATTTACTAAAAAACTATCTATAGGAATGAAAGGCCCGCTAATGTGACCCCTAATACTCCAATAGCAATATATTGTGATGTGGTTATTGAAGATGGACTTGTAGTAGAAGCTGGATGTTCATTACGAATTTTTGCTGCTGCTATATCATCTTTTTCACTTACAATACCACGCTGAAGTTTACGATTTCTTAATTGAAGATCCATAATCTTTTGTTCAACACCTGATTTGTAAAAAGCAGACATCTGAGCTTTTCCAGAATCAACATCACCTTTTATTTGACTAAGAATAGAATCTAATCCTTCTTGTGCAGAAATATAACTATTCTTATATTTTTGATTACCAGTAACCTTATACTGGACATAATTAGAATTATAACTTTGTAGCAAGGAGTTCCATTGGCTATCCATTTACTACATCCGCCATACAAAATAGATAACGCTTATTTTCCAGAGATGATTCACACATTCCAGTTACTTCTAAAACATCTCCGGGTCTAGCACCAGTCCATTTTGCCATGGGATCTTGAGAATCAATTTTACGAAAGACTGAAGGATTTTTTGCGTTTTCATTCTTTAGAATATCTGCTAATTCACTCGTAGCAACGATACGATGCTTAGGTACTTTCATGTGCTTACCAAACTGTATTTGAAGATGTCTAATTTCAAATATCTGAATAAGTGGAACATCTCGTTGGTTTACATGATTTCGTAAAGAATTAAGTACATTTTCAGATGGACGAGAAAGACCAACAATTATTGTTCCACTTGAATAACTATTTTCATTTGAATAATTGATAAACGTATCTAAATCCTTTTCAGAAATACGAGCTTTTGTACTAAATATGATAAGAATTCCTCCAAATGTATACATTTTTGTATCATCTAAATTTGAACTTATTGATTCAAATGTATCAGCTATGATTCCACGTTCAGTCAGAATTACCTTTAGAGTTGAGAGTGCGCGTTCTTCCATTATTTAATTACAGACAGGATATGAAAATCTTATTCCGTTTTCTATCTGCTTACAATTAAATGAAAGGATTGGAGTATATACTAATAATTGTTGGTCTATTGCTTGTGTGGTATTTAACAACAAAAACAACTCGTGAGACATTTGTTCCCGAGTTTTTAGAGCAGGGTAATGTTCGTCGTACTGCTGAAACAGCAACTTCATCATACGCTCAACAAACAAATCATGTTATTCCTACACGTCCGAAATTAGAAGCAGTACCTGGTATGGAGACACCGTTTCGAGTTAATATGTACAATTCTTATCAGCCTGTTTAAGAAGTTTTAACACATGAATCTTGCGAATATTCGACTGGTAAATATTCAGCATTTCCTCCAGTCTTAATTCCATAAAAATATAAGTCCTTTGAATAACTGTTATAATATGAACCAAAAACTTTAAAAGTTTTCTCAACATTAATAACATTATCAAAATCTTGAAAAGTTAAATTTTTATAGTAATCTGTCCATCCTTGAACATTTCCAATTGTACCAAATGAATCATTTGGAGTTGTTCTTCTAGTCCCATGTTCAGCTCTTCCAGTGGAAGCACATGTAAAGAAAAAGAGTCCCCCTGGTTTTAACATTTTTATAATCTTTTGGAATGATTCTTTATATTCTGGATCATGTTCAAAACATTCAGTTGAACAAATTGTATCAAAATATTCATCTTCGAATGTCAATGCGCTTGTTTTTGACACTATTGTAACATTTTTAGCAGAATAAACATCATTTCCTTCATACAAACAATTTTCAAATAAAAAACGATTATTTCCATTAATATCTCCAGAACCTACATCGAGTACTTTTTTACTTACAAAGAAATCTGGAAATACAGATTTTATAAATAATATAAATTGTTTTGCTTCTTTATGCATTTATATTATATATACTTTTATAGCTATTTAAATCCAATGGGTTCTTAGTTTTTTATAAATAGCTATATATGAACACCCATATTCTATTTTATCAATAGAATATTCAAATATGTCCGTTGTTTTCTTTAAAATTTTGAACGGATCAACACAATGATCTTTTGTTCCATCGGTTGAGTCAAATCTCCATTGATTTAAAAAATACGTATATTTAAAAAAATATTCCAAATGATTTGGATAATTTTTATTTATATGCGATTTTGACTTGTATGTAATCGTATCTTCAACAATATAAATACCATCATCACTTAACAATGGAAATAATACTTCAAAACTTTTAATAACATCATCATTTTTATGACTAGCGTCATCTAAAATTATATCAAATGGTCCATATTGTTTGTTTATTCTTTCAATAAAATCTACATTAGTTGCATTTCCAATTTCAACAAATATACTATTATTTTTATTTTCATAGTTTTTGGCTGCAACATTTATATCTATTCCAACTATACATACTGCATTTTGAAAGACTTCGCGCATTGCCTTAATACTTTCACCTGTAAAAACTCCAAGTTCAAGATATTTAATAGGCTTATCTCTAAAATCTTGAAATAATTTTTCATATTGTCTTGAATAGTTATGAAATTTCTTGTTTTTATCAGTATTAAACCTTAGAAATATATCTTCAACCTTATTTTTTGAATCCATTTGTTTTGCTTTTTTATGCATTTTAATTATATTTAAACACTTATCTCTTTAAACTACAATGTCTGTTATTATATGGATTTCCTATCATGATGAGGAAAGTGAAAAAATAGCAAGAAATGTTTTTTCTAAATATAGCTGGGCAAAATTTATTAAATTGCCGAATGAAAATAATCCATTGTTTGAATCTTATCCCTTATATAACAATTTATTAGATTACGAAGCAGACTATATTGGATATTTATCATATAAATCTTATCAAAAAATTTCAATAGAATTAGTTGATATATATATTAAAGATATTAAAGATTATGATTTTGTTGCACTTAACTGCGGTGGTTCAAATGTTTTATGTAACAAATGTCATCCTAACTTTAATACTATTTGGAAAGATGTAATAACACCATTATGTCCTATTTCTGGACATGATGTCTGGAGTAATTTATGGATTATGAAACGTAAATGTTTATCTGACTACTGTAATTGGTTTAAAATTGTATATGATAAAATTGTAGAGCATCCTCTTACTTTTACTAATGCAAATTGGCATGGACTAGACACTTCCAAACTTATTAAATTGACAGGATACCCTTATTATAGTCATATACCATTTATTTGTGAACGATTACCACATACATTCTGTGTAAATAACGGATATTCAACGTATTGCTTATTTAATGGATTTAGTTCTTTTTGGAATCACCATTCTCAATAATATTGTAAAGTTGTTTGATTGGTGAATTTTCATGTATATGTGTATTCCATCTATTATGCCAATGATAACAAAACGCTCCATGAAAGAAATTTTCAAATGTATGTATTTCATCGGATTTTTGAAAAAATGCATCACACTCAACTTGAAAATTGCGAATCCACGAGGCATCGAACCAGCTACAAGGCAATACCAACATATCTAGTGGCAATTCATATGTAAGATTTGCTTCCTGAAATCCCCAACCTTTATTTCTTCGAAAAATTGAATTTATAATATCTTTCATTTTTTCACTTTCAGGAATCAGTGAAATATAAATAGCTCCGTTTGGATAATTCTGTCTTTCCCACTGATAGACTATAACTTCATTTTCATAACTTGAAAATAATGAACTAAAATCTCTTAAAAAAAATACATCCAAGTCAAACCAACAACCTCCATACTTATATAAGAGGATATACCGAACTAAATCTGAGTAATATGAAAGATCCTTTTTATAATAAAAATTTTTATTTTCTAAAGGAGTATTTGTAATTTCTGTATCTAAATTGAAGTATTTAATTTCAGCAAATTGTTTTATTTTTTCATTCCATTCATTTGAAGTATTATTTTCGATCCATAAAATAATTTTTCTATTTGAATACTTTTTAATATTAAAATGCCAGCAAGATTTAATTGACATAAAATGTTTTTCATTTAATGTTCCATTCCAATATGCGTGAAAAATAACTGGTTTATCATATGAAGCATTAAGTTCATTTGCCAAATGAATAGTTTTTTCGTAATCAGTTTCTCGTGTTAGAAGTTTCATATTTTAATAGTAGTTATGAATGATATGTATAAATGAAAGTATTCTCGTTTTGTATTTACGGAAGTGAACGAAATTATTATAATGGCCTTCTTGAAAATATCCAAATTATTCGCGAGTATTTTCCAGACTTTGAAATTTATGTATATAAAGGAATATGTGATCCTTCATGGACATTTGAAGGTGTAACAGTTATTGAAACTGGAAAAGAGGGTGGTATAAACATGTATTATAGATTTTTACCTGTAACTTTTGCAGAAATAGGATTTTGGAGAGATGCAGATTCCCGTATATATGAAAGAGATAGATGGTGTATTCAAGAATTTTTAAAATCAGATAAGTCATTTCATATTACACGTGATCATTATTGGCATAAAGCAAAAATAATGGGGTGTAGTTTTGGCTGGAAAAAAACAATTAAATACTCGTTTGATATTGATACGTTTACGTATGGAGATGATGAATTGTATATTGCTAAACATATATATCCACAAGTTGTAAAGGATTCATTAGTTCATACAAACAATCACGCATTTGTGGGCGAACATGTAGAACTTATTACAATTCCTCATAAAGATAAATATGATTTTATTGGAAATGTTATTTGGAATTCTAAACCTAAGTTTGAATATATTATTGGAGATTTACTACAACAACTTCTATTTTTGAGATCACAAGATCAGTTTATTCTTTGTAAATATTTAACTGATTCTTTGAATCCTTTAAGTATTAATTATCATCAAAGAAATCAAATATTTGATATTGCATATAATGCAAATTATTATTTGAATGATATTCCTAAAGCACAATATTGGTTATCACAATATGAATTTGCTGAAATAACAAGTCATACATATTATAATTCAGGATTTCTATTCCAAAAATTAAACAAGAAATTAATAGCATCATTTAACCCATCACGTAAACCAGAAGATGATGAAGTAATTATTGTATATGGAAATTACCCTGATTGGCATCATGCTCTTCCATGTTCAAATAAACTCTTTAGACATCCATCTCTATTTTCTCAATTAACCCATCATTCTATAGAATATGATTCTTGTTGGGAATCTATTGATATAATTTATATTTTAAATTTAAAAGAACGTTCTGATAGATTTTCAGATACTCTACTTGCCTTATGCGCAGTAAAAGCACCAATTCATCGCATTCATCATTATAAAGCAGAAAAGGATGGTTTACCACCATATATTGGTGCTACCAAAAATCATGTGGATGTTATGAAACATTTTAAAGAATCTGGTAAAAATAAATGTCTTATCTTAGAAGATGATATAGTTTTTATTGATGATCATAAACAACTATATGAGTCATTAAATAAATTTTCTAATTCATCATATAATTATAATATATGTTTTCTTTCATTGAGCAAAATTGGTGAGCGTAATTACTATGATGACTTACTTTCTATTACAAAACAAAAATGTACAACTTCATCCGCATATTTTTTAAATAAAGAAACTATAGAAACCGTTCTTAATGTATCAGAAGAAGGGTTACTAAAAATGATTGAGACAAATGATCAACACACATATTGTATTGATCGTTATTGGTGTAAACTTCCAAACTTGTTTTTCTTTAAGAAAAAACTTGTTTTTCAAAGACCATCCTTTTCAAATCTTACAAAATCAGTTAATTTTAATTTAGATTGAAATCCATTGTAGAGATTTCATAGAAATTGAAATTTTGTGTGGATCCTTATCCATAAAACTTACGTAACATTCGAACGAATCATCAACAGCTCTAAATGAAACACAATATTCAATAGATATCTCTTTAAAACAGAATGGAAAACTTATCTGTTTTGGAGCCATTGAACTATCATGTTTTACAAAACAATGATAATATTTACGAGGTTTTGAATATTCAACAAAATGTACTAAAGAAATCCATTCATTCTCATATTGAATAGGAGGTGCTGATCCACGAAACAAATTAAAAAGCGGTGGTGTATTTATAGTTTTTAGAATAGTATTTTTATCATCAACAATTCTAAATGGATACCATCCATAAATAAATGTATTTGTATTTGATATAGGTAACCAGTTTTTCTCACAAGAACTATTAATAGGTGATTCTAATACTCTTACATTTTTATAATCACCTTCTAATGAATAGTCACCTGTAATAACACGTACTAGATTTTCTTGATATTCTCTGACTGAAATGGCAGTAAATTGTAATGTATCATTGTTTTCAAACAAACGAATATCTTCAAGTCCTTTTACATGTGTATCAAATCTTGGTAAAATAATAGATGAATCTTCCATTTTTTTAATAACTTCTTTTGTTTCGAGATTTATGTAAGCATTTTCTGTTTGTACAGGTTCTGAATCTTTTGTTTTATAGTCGCCATTATCAATCCAATAATTCACAAAGCGTACATTTGCAAACGGATACTTATGAAGTGAGATAGCCGATGGTCTAAAATTTTCTCCAAACGGAGATGGAAGTTCAAGTTTTTCTATTTGAGAAGGTATTGGTTTTACAGAAAACTTTAAATTAGAAAGACAATTTTGCTGATAATCATTACTTTTTAACATAAATTCTATAGTAGTTTTCAAACATCTTTCTGGATGGATATAATATTCTACAATACTTTGTTCATATTCAAATAATGCGTTATTATATACATTTACTTCTATAAACAAAACATCATCTTTAGGAAAAGGAATTGATTTACCTAATTTTATATATTGATACGACTTATAATGATCAGCTATAATACGATAATATTCTGCTAATTTATAAATACTTTCAGAACGTTGTGGCCTATTTTGATGTGCTAACTGCATCCAACATTCAAACATTGGAATATTTTTTAAAGATTTATAACAGTCTCCAATCATATAATGTGAATACCAAACTTCTTCATACCATCCTCCTGCCACAATACGTTTTTTATACATTTCTATAGCCTTATCATACTTACCAACACACTTATATGTCTGCGCTAAGTAAAACATATACCGAACATTTTCAGGTTCATCTACTAACCCTTGTTCTAGTAAACGAGCATCTCTTTCAAATTTATCATTTTTACATCCTCCATCATTACGATCATCGATAAAACATATATCTTTTCCTAATGTTTTCTTAGTAGGACCATCCCAATATTCGTGTGTTACACCAATACACTTCCAATCAAAATCCATACGAACAATTCTAGTATTATAGTATTCTAAATTACCATTCTTTTGGATAATTGTATATCCTATTTCAGTTAAATTCTGTTCTTTTAGTTTATTTGGAACAAAAACCATGTCTGCGTCTAATAGAAGACCATATGTTTCATTTAACTTCCAATCTAATTTGGTAGAAATATATTCTTTTGCATTTTGAAAGCTTATAGTACGTGTAGTACCAAAGTCTTTAAAAATTGAAGTTGTTAGACAACCTGTATGATTTTGTAAAAATTCATTTACAATTTCACAAGTATTATCAGTAGAACCTGTATCGCAAATACAAAAACAATCAACTACGCTTTCAAGTGCTTCTAAACACCGTTTAATAATTTTACTTTCATTCTTAATCATTAAAATAAGCGCAAATTTCATATTTTATATGTAAAATGATTATAGTGTTAAAATAGTCTTTTCTTTAGGATGTTCGGGTAATGTTCCATTTTTACGATGTTCCATTATTGTATTCCAAACTTCTGTAATACTTGATAAATTTTTATCCAACCAATCTGTTTCATGTTCCACTAATTTCATACGATATTTTTCAAGAGTCCAATAAACCAAATTCCAATCATCAGATGTTTCTAAAACTTCAGTACGCCATATAGCAGGATCACGTGTATCTCCAATATCTTTGTATTTTACTTGAAGATCATCATCAGTAACTGCATAAAATCCTTTATATTCTGCCTTAGAATCAACCCATTCAGAATACGATGGTGTCTTAAATTGAAACTCAATGTATTCACATAAATCTAGTTCAGTACATTCCATTTGGAGTTGCATTTGATGATAGTATGCCTTTGGAACTTCACTATCATCAGAGAAAGAACGTGAAATAGGACACTTAAATTCTACTAAACGTCCATTTCTTAATCCATCTGTTAAAATAATTCCATCAGGAGATGCACCAAGAAATGATACAGTAGGATGTGGAATACATGTAGTATCTTCTATCTTCATTGGAAAATCAGATAGTTTACAATAGATATCTTTTGCTATAGGTTCAAAACGTGTTCCCCATACTAAGGCACGTGGTCCGGGTCCTTCTGTACGTGGTCTTGGAACTAATTTACCCATCATAATCTCATGCTTTTGAGCAGGTGTAGCATCTGGTAGAGCTTTATAAATTTCTGATGCGGTTAACATTTCTCCTCGTTTAGCATGCCAAGCATCTGTTCTCTGATCATTTTGACCATATGTTTCAAGTAACTTATTAATCTTTGCCTGAAGTTCCATTTATAGTGAAAAATAGATATTGTATCTATTATTCGTTTTATGTTAATACGATTACCTTTCATTGAAGAGCATTAGTTTATTACCAACATAACCTATAAGTCCACTACATGTGAATGCAGCTCCAGTTTCCTTGTCCATTAAAAGTAGATTTTCTTCTTTAATAAGTTTATTAAGTTCAATAATAAGATTTTTATACTTATCATCTGGCATTCTTAATGATGCTATAACTTCTTCATTTATAGATCCAAGACGTTCATAATCGTCTGCACCTATTGTCTTCTTTACATACTTACGTCTTGCTACTTCTTCCTTAACTTGCTCCATTTTGCTGATGTATAACTAATTTGAACTAACAAAATCCGTTTTACATAGAACGAATTTAAATGAACTAATGTCAACACAAGAAATCCAATCTCAAGAACAATGGGTATTATATCGACTCGAACGTTTTTACGCAAACCCCCAGCACCTAGAAAAAGTGAAATCTATCCTAGATGGAACATCTCATTTATCTCTTCGGTTAATCGATTGGTTTGTTACAAATTACGCCAAGAAATACAACGTTGCTTATTTAACCAAGTCTCAAAAGCATGTAATAGTGTATCTATCATACAAGTCTCACCTAAAGGCTTATAGTAAAAAAATGTTTGATCCTTTTTGTCGATGGAAAAGAATTAGGTTTCATGATTTTGAAACAACTGTAGGACAACTCAATTTTTTTGAGTGGGCAATTAGTGATGATATATTAGAATATCTTGAAACGCATAGAGAAGAAGTCCATGCTGATATGGAACTTCGTCTTCATGAACAAAAAGAAGAATCTGTACCTCGTAAAAAGAGACACGAATTATCACATTCAGCTACTAAATCTTTAGCTAAACATAGTGTGAATGTAAAAGTTTCATTCAACTAATTTCCATTCAGATATGTCTGTGATAAGATCAATAATAGATGATACAAATCCAATATCTTTAATTCCTCCCCGTATGGAAAGATTTTTACATAAACATGTAATTGTATGAATATTATCTGTTGATTCAATTTTATCCATACATAAATCACATTGATACATAAATCGTTTTAGTTCATATGTTTTTCCATTCATAGTCATAGTTTTAATTTTATTGAGTTCATATGTAGATAGTTCATTATACGAATTTTTAATAGCAAAATAAAGTTTATCTCTCAAAATAGATAGATTATTACATTTACACTTTAGAACTTCTGATTTATCTGTAGGTTCAAGAATAACACTACATATTTTACACTGTAAGCTAATCGTACGTTTCATTTAGTTAGTTAACATACTGCTTCTAACTAAATGTTTTCTTTGTTAAGGAAGGGATTAGTATATAAAAATATATCTTCTGATATTGTTGAACATGATTTAGATATTGATGCAGATCAATGGTCTTACAATGAAAAAGATGTATATCGGGGGTCAATAGATCCTGAATATGTTAGTCAAGGACTTAATGTATATTGGTTATACGACGATGATTCAAAAAGAGTAGGATTAGCAGAACATGATATTGAAGATCCAGCTATTTTTCATTCCTTATGGTTTTATGATAATCCATTTGCAACGTTATTTCAAGATGTTTCGTGGAAACCAACAGATGAAACTTTATGGTCTAAATTATCAAACGAAGCATATCAGACTTGTTTAGAAACAGATTTCAAGTTAGTGTCTGACCAAGCCTTGACTAGTGGTACTCTATTAATTACCCCAGACATACTACTAAATAAACCAGATTTGTATACATGTGAACTATGTGGCAAAAAATCACTCATGGCTAAAGACAATTGTCCTCAGGCATCAGTTTCTATTTTGGATTTTAATCAATTTTCTATTTTGTTTTTAGATGATGATTTTGTTATATACGAGAAACCTATAGTGCTCCAGCAGCAACCCGACGCTTCCGAGCAGGAGCAAGTGGAGCAACAGGTTGACTCTCTTGTCCAACAGGAGTTGAAGGACGGTCAGTATTCTCAAGCTGAGACTCAGACGGATTAGCCGCAGCTTCTTCTTCCTCATCTTCTTCAGCTGTAAAGATATCAGCTGCAGTTACACGTGCACGAGCAAATACCTGAGCAGTATTTAGACGCCAAGTTACACCAAAGCCACCGCCAGCAATCACATAGATACTGCCGCTGACTACAAGGTTTGCTTCAACACCCTTCGAAAATATAGATGTCAAAGACTCAGGAGTCGCATATACTGGATTACGTTGTCCATCTACAATCTCTGTAGATACACGATTCTCATATACAGGAACCTTAGTCTTGAAGCTTGGAGGATACTTTCCATTAGGAATCCATTCACCATCTACATTGTCCTTTGAGGTACCAATGATACGATTGAATCCCTCGCGAATTCCTTCTTCAGAACGCTTCTTACCAAACCACTTTACACTGTTCTCCACAGCTGTACTGATAATACGCTCTTCAAGCTCTACAAGAAAGTTGTAGAACTTCTGAACATCAGTGCCATCAGGAGCACGCTCCTTGGCATAGTTATCACATCCTGCGAGTGTACCCATAAGACTGTAACTAGTTGCTCCAGACTTCTCATCTGTGCGAACCATTACACCACCAGGAAAGCCAAGGCGAGGAACTAGAATTTGCATGTTTTGACCATCGTACTTTAGATTGATTGCGGGATTACGTCCTGGCTTAGAAGGACCAGGTACAAAGCTTACCTTATTGATATCAAGATTGCGAATTGAAATAGGACGATTGCTCATATTGATTATGTATTGTATTCTAACTAGAGTTGGATAGACGTAAATCCGTTTTCAACGAAGGTTTCCAGATTTAATAATAATGATATCGTGTAGTTCTTGTAAAAATAAAACAAGTAATGAACGATGTTCGAACAAACCATTAAAGGGTCTTATTGTATGTGGAAAACATGCTAAAGTGAAAAACCCACGTATTTGGCTGTATGTGAATGACTTAGATAGTAAAGCTATTCTAATTCAAAAAAATTGGAGAAGGCATGCGATTCGATCATGGATTAAGTTAGCAGGACAAGGAGTTCTTAATAGATCATGTTGTCATAATGATGAAGAAATTGTAACATTTGAAGATAAGAAAAGTGTACATCCATTAGATTACTTTTCATTCGAAGAGAATGGAAAAATATATTGGTTTGACACACGAAGTTTATCAGAAAATTCTATGACAGTAAATCAACCTATAAACCCATATACGAGACAACCTCTTACAATTGAAACACGTCGTAGACTTAGACAAATATGTTATAAGAGACATCGCAAAAATCTTCCAAATATTCATAGTACAACAACTATTAGAGATGTGGATGAAATTGTAAATACTACATGGTTATCGGTTTGTCAAATGGTAGAAGAGAATGGGTTTTTTGGTATGTCGCCATTATATTTTGTATCTCTCAATAGAACTCAATTGTTTGTTTTTATAACCATTATAGCACAAGATCTTACAGCATGGGCAGCAGAACATACTAGTGTTCAATCAAGAAGACGTCGTTACGTATTCTGGATGAAACGATTAATAGATGAATTTACACCTGAAAATCATATAACACGTCTTTCTTATTTATCATCACGTGTTCTTACAACAATTTTAAATGATTGTATGGACAATTATTCTGTATGCTTTATGATTATGGCTTCTTTACATAGACTTTAGTCAAAACAACGCAATTCTACCGATCCTCCAGGAATACTCTTATATTCTTGTTTACATGGTTGAGGTACGTAAAATGTGAGTGGTTGATTTGGTGAACTAGATGCGGCAGGTGGTCCTGCTGATGTTGTTGAAGATGGAGTAGATGATGGAGCCGGAGCAGGGGCAGGTGTAGATGATGGTACAGCTCCTCCTGACATAGGAGTAGGTTTAGCAGATCCTCCTGCCATAGGAGATATATATGGAGTAGGAGATTTAGGACCATAAAACCAATCATACACTACATTGCTTAAAAATAAGTCTTTACCTCCTGCTGGAATATTCATATCATCTTTTAGCAATTGAACTGTTACAGTATTATTGTATTGAGGC